ATGAAAAACAATATAAACGAAGAAATAGAAAATGTTAAATACCTTATGGGGTATAAAAGGTCTTTAACCTTAAATGAAAATATTGTATCAGCAAGTGGTATTGTTGATGAGGAAGTATTAAAAAAAATTGAAGAGTTCGTAAATCAGTTGTGTAAAACAACACCAAAAACTTGTAGAGCTTGTGGTGATTTAATGAAATTATTACCTACAGGACAATTAAAAGAAAAACAAATGGAGGATTGTCTTGGTTGTGAAAATAAAGAAGGTCAGTCTTATGTGGATTGTAATAAAATGAAAGGTTTTATTACAAATGCATCAATACAATTTGCAAGAGAATTTAGAGATATGGATAAAGTTCAAAAGACTTCAGATAGAGCGACTTTAATAAGTTCGTTACTATTAAGTCTTACCACACTTTATACTAATTTGAAAGATTTCTTTACTAAACAACAACCGCAACAATAATTAACTATGAAAAGATATTTAAACGAAAACGATATTAAAAGAATTGTCAGAAGAGTAGTCTCTGAAAGAGAAGAAGGTATGGAAATGATACCAGGTTTATCATATAATGATAACACGGAATTAGTTGATGACGTGATTATGAGAATAAAAGAATACGGTGAGGAATACAAGAGGGAACTTAATAAGTTAAATATGAATTTCCCAACTGAAAGGTATAAAAGAATCCCAAGACCAAAAAGAGGTGATGTACAACTACCACCTAATGTGAAGGTATCAAAATCAATTTTTCCTGGTGAATAGTAATCAAAACTAATTTTAAATAATAATCCCACCACCAAAGTGGGATTTTTTATTTTTATCCAATAACTGATTTAGTACGTTTTTTTCTGTGAAATGTAATAACAAATCGGTGAACCTCATCCTGAATTGTTGCAAGTAAGTTAAAAAACTTTTTATTTTCAAATTTTATACTTCTACCGTCAATAAAATGTAACGTATCTGACCTGTGTTGAGCATTTTTAGATATAGATAGTAAATCTATACGATTAGATAGTGAAAGTTCGTCAAACACTTTCTTTGCAATTCCCAATTGACCTTTACCACCATCAATAATAACCATATCAGGTAGTTTTTTACGTTCTTTAAGTAATCTTGTAAACCTTCTACGTAAAACCTCATCAAATGATGCGTAATCATCAGGACCATCAACGGTTTTGATGTTGAACTTACGGTATTCTGATGTGTTTTTCTTACCATTTGTGTATCTAACAAGTGCAGATACCTGACAATCCCCATTAGTATGGGAGTTATCATACATTTCTATGTCAATCGGGTTGTTTTGTAAATTAAAAGTAGTCTTGAACTCATCAGCAATTACCAAATAACCACCAATTCTTGTGGATTCAACACACTTTTCATACTTATCAAGTGCTTCCAACTTGTGTTTAATGGTATTTGCTTTTTCAAACTCCATATTTTTACTAAAGGTGTTCATCTGACGAGTTAATTTTTTTCTATATGAAACAAAATTGAATGTAAGTAGTTCTTTTAGGTCATCAATCAATGATTTATATACAAACTTATTGATATTTGACACACAAGGGGCTGAACACCGACCCATATGGTACTCTAAACAAGTGGTAAATTTACCATTTTCAATATTTTCTTTTGTTAGTTCGTAAGAACAAGACCTTAAGTCCACAATATCGTGGATTAATTCATAAATTTCGTAAGCAAGATTACTACTTGACACCTCAAAAAGAGGAGTCACATCCAAGTTTGTATCATTTTTAACCTCAACACGAGGAAAATCACCATTAGATAGTGTCAAATACCATTTTTTCGACCTATCATCTTTAAGTTTAATGTTGTATTTTGGTTTGTGTGATTTAATTAGGTCATTTTCTAAAACAATAGCGGAGTTTTCATCCAAAGTGGTCACAAAATCAACATCAACAATGTTTTCAACTAACAATTTTGTCTTACTTGAGTGATTTTTGTTAGAAAAGTATGATTTCACCCTATTTGGTAGGTGTTTTGCTTTACCTACATAGATAATTTGCCCCTTTTTATCTTTAAAAAGGTAACAACCACTACTTTTTGGTATATTTTTTAGTTTTTCTAACAACATACTACAAAAATACTAATTTTTTGGTAAATTCAAAACAATAGATATTTATAATTATGAAAATTATTATTACAGAAAGTCAATATAGGATATTAATGGAAAATATACCTGAAATCGACCAAATTTTAGATAAAATGGCTGAAGTGGGGTATGCAAACTTAGATTCACACGAAAAAGTAACACTTAACAAGTATTCTGAACATTTAAAATCAGGTCAAAAGGGTGATTTTGAAGTAGAAATGCCAGAAAAAGAATATACGGACGATAAATCAGGTGAAAAATGGTCAAAAAAACTAGCAGATGGTAGCACATTTACCTTTCAGTTTGACTACGATGAAGAAGATATGGGTGTTAAAATGTTATTTGGTATTGTATATTGGGGTGATACTGAATGGGTTGGGTGTATTGTTGTAGATGATGATAACAAATTAGGTATGTTAGACTTTGTCGAGGACACTGGTGACTATCAAACCTATGATATGACAGACCCATTTTCAAAACCTGAAGGGGGTAATGATAGATATTTACATGAGGAACTTGGTAAGTTAATAAGTGAGGTTGAATATTTTGTTGAAGAAGTGATTATTCCTGATTTAACCAATTAATTTTTCTTTTTTTAAGTAATCGAACATAGATTTGGCTAATTTTTTACCAAATTTTATATCTGACGGGTAATGAGCCTTTGCCATTTGTCTTGAAAAAACAATATCTTCTGTAGTTTTTAATAATTCGGTTTTTAAGTTTGGATAAAGGTCAGATAAAACGTGATATAATAGGTATGACTGTGTTGAGTGACCCGATGGGTACGCAAAACCTTCCATTGAGTCCAAAAGTCTATCATTAAGTTTACTATCTAATCTAAATGGTCTCGGTCTTTTATAAAAAAGTTTTAATTCTAAAATTATTTTCCTAACATCTTTAGTAATTTTATTAATAAGTTTTTTTTCGTTAATACCGTTTAATTTTAAAACCTCAATAAAATTACCTTCTATGTCGTCCTTTTTTTGAACAAACTTTTGTTTCAAATCTATTGTTTTTAAAAACTCAATTTCTTTTTTGGTTTCAGAACTATTGTCAGACGGAGGAGGAAAATTTTTAAATTCTTCAATATCAAACTTATAAAAAATATTATTTTTTGTTTTTAACGACTCATTTATATTCATTAAATCACTTATTCTTAATATTTCTTTTAGTAATGACATATTTATAAATATAAAATTATTTTTAAATGATTACAAAAAAACAACTACTGAATAGAAAATTCAAAATTAACCGATTAATGAGTGAACAAGAAATGGAAGATTTTGAAATGGAAGATGAAACAATCGAATCTGAAGGAAGTACTGAAGATTTTGCAAAACTTGCTTCAATTCTTTTACATTCACAAACACAAGTTCACGCATTACACCTACAAACTCAATCATATTCAGAACACAAAGCGCTTCAAAAATATTATGAAGGTATTGATGATTTGGTAGATGGTTTAATAGAATCCTACCAAGGTAAATACGGAATTGTTAAAGGATATGAAACAATGGATATTGAAGATTGGCAAAGTACAGAACAAACTTGCAACTATATGAAAAAATTATGTTCACAAATTGATAACTTAAAAGATTGTTGCGAAGATTCATATCTTCAAAATCAAATTGATACCATTTTTGAACTAATAAACTCAACATTATATAAACTAAAATTTTTAAAATAAAAAATTATGAGAAGAATTGAATTTAAAGTTAATGAGCAACAATTAACAAGATTGATTAAACAAATGGTCCGTGAGGCCAAAGACGAAATGGAAATGGACATTGATTTAGATATGAAACGTCGTGGAGGTCGTTTTGATATTTTAGCAGCAGTTAAAAACGCGGCAAAAATATTTGAACGTGAATTTGCGGTAGATATGTCTGATGAAGATTTAGAAGAATTGGAAGATGCGTCATCAAGAATTAATATAGATAGAGCTATTAATAAACTTGAAAATAAGTCAGGTGATGAAGGTTCTTCTAAAGAAGAAATGGCTTCAGATAAAATTGAAGATTTGCTAAGTGAAGGTCTTTATGAATCATATTTAACTGAAGATAAATTTGATAGAATTAAATCAATTATCGCGAGAGTAAATATGTTTGGTGGTTTATCAATTTTAGGTTTAGGTGGTTTATCATTTGTATCGATGATTCCAGGATATATAGATTTTCAATTTTTACTTAAAGTGCACGAAATGGTCGAAACCACAGGATGTAGTAGATATTGTGGTCCATTGTCATTTTTTATAGCATGTTTAGGAGTTGCTATGTTCTTTCACGGGATGGTGAGAAAAGACTCAATGGAACCTGAAAAACCAAGAAGAGGTGGTGATTTAGATGAAAGATACTATTATTAATTAGAGTTCAAGTAACCATTAAGAATAGTTAAAATATCTTCTATATCTTCTTTTTCATCATCTTTTACCAACTTTAATTTGTATTTTTTTACGGCAATTCGCCAAACAACAAAAAAGTGAAAGATAATAGAAAAAGTAACAGTAACAAGATTGATACCGAAAAATAAAATTTGAGGTATTAGGACCATTATAAAAGAAAAAACAAAATTTAAAGTATCGTCATTTAAAAGTTTAAAAAACTTATAAGTGGCGATTACTTTTTTTAGGTCTTTTTTTGAATGATTTTTATAATTTTCAGCTTCTTTTGCGATTTTTTCTTTCATTGATTTTAGTATTAAAAAACAAATATACAATTTAAATTTTAACCTACAAACTTTTTTAAGAACAATATCTTAAGTTGTATGTAAAATGCCAAGGTTCAGTTGGAGCCTCACCCCAACACCAACCGTATTGTTTTCCATTTGCCTTTATCCACGTTTGAGCTTCAGAATCACCGATATCAACAGCCTCACCCCAACCGTGGTTAGAAGTTCCTGGAAATGCGGCAACAACAGTTTCGGTTTCTTTTTTAATATTTTTACCAGTTTTGATACATTTATTCCAATCAAATATTTCCCATTGATTGTCATAAGTCCTATATGCATCTGTAAAATTTTTAAAAACACGACCTTTTTCACTTTTAAATTTATCTTCCATTTTATCAAAATCAACCGCAGCCGCTGGTGATAATTTTTTACTTGTGTGGTGTTTTAAATTTTGTAAATCTGAACCTTCTAATTCTCCATTACTTTTTCCGTTTTTAGATAAGTGAGACCAAGACTTACATTTACCTTTTGCTGGAAAAGTTTCTAATTCTTTATATACTTCAATTTCTTCATCACTAACCTCCCCCCAATCTTCAACATCAGAAACGGTTAAAATTTTTTTATCCTCATAGTCATAACCTATGGGTTGTTTTTCTTTTGGACCAGCAACATAAAAACCAGAGTACCTACCCTGTTCTTTTATTGTGTCAACAAGACTACCAATTAATTTTAACTTCGTCATATTAAATAAATATACAAATAAACGATATAATAAAAAATTGACACTAAAAGAAAATTGTCTATTTTTTAATCAGACATAAAATCTATTTATAAATAAAAAACCAATGAAGTTATTACCATTAATATTTACACTAATCAGTTTTATCACATATTCCCAATATTGTCCTTTTATTGGTCCTGATATGACTTTACCTTGCGGGGTTTCTCAAACAACATTAACTGCCGATTTATCACAGTGTGGACCAGGTTCACAACCAAATCAAACAACAAATTATAATGTAACAAACATTCCTTACGTTACTCAAACTAATTCAGGGGCTTTAGTTGCGTTGGGGGATGACTCACAATCGGGCATATTTAATATTGGTTTTACTTTTTGTTATTATGGTCAAACCTATACTCAATTCAGAATTGGTTCTAATGGGTGGGTATCATTAGGTGCTGGAGCACAACCTGTCACTTTTGCATCTTTAACAATTCCAACACCAAATGCTGCGGTTCCAAAAAATTGTATAATGGGTCCTTGGCAAGATTGGCATCCAGGTATTGGGGGTCAAATAAGATATCAAGTTCAAGGAACGGCACCTTGTCGTAAGTTAGTAGTTAGTTGGATTGGTGTTCCTATGTTTTCTTGTACCAATTTACAAGGAACTTTTCATATTATACTATATGAATCAACAAATATAATTGAAAACCACATTGCAAATAAACCAAATTGTCAACAATGGGCAGGTGGAACTGCGGTACAAGGAATACACAATGCAGCAGGAACACAAGCTGTAACGGTTGCAGGTAGAAACTCAACGGTTTGGACAACAACAAATAATGCTCATCGTTATACACCATCAGGACCACCCGTTTCACCAACATATACTTGGTTTCAAGTTGGTAACCCAAATCCAATTGGTACAGGATTACAAATAACAGTAACTCCACCATCACAAGGGGCATATTATACTTGTACACCAATTTATCCCACTTGTAATGCAGGTTGGTCTTCGTGTAATGTAGGTGCCGGTAATTTAGGACCTGATACTATTTTAGTAACCCCAACGCCAAACCTACCAAATCCAAACGTAACGGTAAATAACCCATTATGTACCGATAGTTGTAATGGTTCTATTATTGTAACTCCTGTTGGGGGTGTTGGTCCATTTGTTATAAATTGGAATGGTTTAGGGAATAATTTAACACTATCTAATTTATGTGATGGGACATATACATTTACTTTAAATGACGCCAATGGATGTACATATAATGGTTCTGCAACTTTAGTGGACCCATTACCACTACAAGCACCTTCAGTTATTGGAACAAACCCAACTTGCTTTGGTTATTGTGATGGTTTAGCGACTGTAAACCCTAATGATGGAATTGCCCCTTATTCTTTTGTTTGGTCTAATAACCAATTAACACAAACCGCAACCAATTTGTGTAGTGGAAATTATAGTGTTACGGTAATTGATGCAAATAATTGTCCTGCAACAAATACCGTTGTTTTAGTAGACCCACCACAAGTTACAATCAATCCAATAACGGGTTCAGATACTGTTTGTTTTAATTCAATAAATAATCAATACTTGGTATCAAGTGTATTTCCTAATTTAACTTATACTTGGTCTTCAGGAATTGGAAGTTTTCAAGGTCAAGGTACAAACCAAATTAATTTAGATGTGACTGGAGTTAATGGTGGATTATACAACAACACATTAACGGTTTTTGCTCAAAATCAAATTGGGTGTCAAAGTCAACCTCAAACATTTACCATTTATGATTTAAATATTCTTCCTGTAATCACACCTGTTGGTCCATTTTGTGAATACGATAATTGTATTAACTTAAGTGCAACCCCACCAAATGGAATGTTTGTTGGAATGAATGTGTGGGGTAATCAATATTGTCCAAATAACGGATTTATTGGAATAGATAGTGTTTCATATCAATATAACCAATCAGGTTGTTGGTTCGACACTTCAATATATGTTCAAGTTTACCCAAGACCAAATTTAATTCCTGTCACAAATGGTATTGTTGGTGAAAGTACAGAATACCATCAAATTTGTGAAGGTGATACAATTACAGATGTCTTTGGAGCCAATTCTGCAAGTGGAGGATATAATGAATGGTATCATTTTGGAGACACAACACAAATACAAAATTTGAACATAACTTGGAACCAAGATGGAGTATTTCAATTTCAAGTTGTTAGATGGGATAATGGTTGTGTATCAAATCCTAAAACATTTGTTGTGACTTTGGAACTTTGTCCAAATGAAATATTTTATATTCCAAACACATTCACACCTGATGGTGACCAATATAATCAATACTTCCAACCAATCATAACTTCAGGGGTTAATATATATAAGTTTGATTTTTATATCTACAATAGATGGGGCGAAACCGTATGGGAAAGTCACGACCCAAGCGCAAAATGGGATGGTACTTACAATAATGTTAAATGTCAAGATGGTATTTACACTTGGGTTATGAGATTTGGTTCACCAAAAACAGACGAGAAAAAAGAATTAAGTGGGTCTTTAACCATTATTAGGTAGCATTTAGTATTGTTTAATATTTATTGTTATGGAACCAACTCTTAAAACAGGAGATAGAATTTTTTTAATTGAAATGTATGGAGAAAATTTAGCTCTTTTAAAGGGTAAAGTTCTTGGTATTGAAAACATGCCAAAAGAAAAACCTGAAGACCCTGGTTTCAGATACAAAATGGAATGGTATGACGACGACGGTAAAGTTATAAGTAGATTACCTATGATGCCTGATTTGGATACTTGGATTATGGATGATGAATTAAATCAACAAAATTTAGAGGAAATTAATTTTAGAAACATAGATGAATTAGTTTCAAAAGGAGATTTTTTTGCAGCATTTACTAAAGGTGAACTTGAAGATGTTTTTAAGTTTTTGGAGTTAGAAAGAAGAATAGGTTCCCATAATATGGCAATGGAAGGAGGTAAGTTTTTACTTATGGGTCCTGACTATATTAGAGATTTTTTTAAACTACAAAGTTATCATAACAAACCAAATGAAAAAAAGCAGATACTTATAAATAAACTAATTGATAAATCTTCGCAAATTTATAATTTGTTTGTAAGAGCATCAATGAAATATTTTGAAAATAAAAAAATGGAATATAGTCTTGAAGACATACAAAAAACTATGGTCCGATTGGCAAGAACTGCAAAACAAATTTGGATTTTAAGTGCAGATAAATATACAAATGATGAAACAATATGAGAGGGTATTCAACAATGACTGATGAAGAAAGACAGTCAATTTTAAAACAACATGCGCAAGTTTATAATGGGTACGCAACACAAAATGTTCCATCTAATATGACACCACTTACTGTTTATGATGCCGCAAGAGATAAAGTCGGAGTTACAGTAGATAATAGTGGTAATGTAAAAGAATATACCAATAATAGAGTAAATGAAATCACAGCAAAACCTCTTAATTATGATGAGATTACACCAGCATATGATTTTGAATCAGGAGGTCCTGGTCAATCAATGACATTTTATAATATCAATGATGAAAAACCCGCATATAGATTCAAATCAAGAGGTCCTGTAGATGTTTTTGAATTGGAGGAAGATGAGTTTGACAATTTGGTGGATGATGATGAAGATTTGCAAGTAAAAAGAGATAATATTGAAGAATCCGTTAGACGGGTTATAAATTTTTATATAAATAAATAAAATGGAGGTTTGTGAGATAATTACACATCACATAGACAAAACCCAAAATTTAATTAATGTCGAATTCAGACTAATGGGTGATGATGATGATGTTGTAAGAGAAGATACAATTGAGTATAGTTTTTTTGAAGAATTTGGTTATGATGAAACCAAAGACTTTAACATTTTTGATACAATTACAGAAGAAGTGGATGAGTGGGAAGATGATGATTTTGATTATTTAACAAATGAAGATGACTTGATTAGTTTTTTAAATGAATATTATATCGTTTATCCAAAAAAACTACCAAAACAACAATTTAAATAAAATTAATGACAACATTAAAAGAAGATATTAATAGAATTTTAAATCTAATGTTATTAGAAAAAAAAACTATTGACATAGAAGAAATTGAAGAAAATGAATTGTCTGAAGAGGAAGCTGCTGCAGCAAGTGGAGGTGGTGCATCTTCAGGTTATCCTTCTATTGAAAAATGGGAAACGGGAGTAACTAGAGGACCTGGAAATACTTTAGGTGGAAAAAGAGAAGACAAAACAAAAAGAGGTAAAGGTAATATGTTAGGTAAGGCTGGCGAAAAATGGTCATCAGGTCGAACTTTTGGTAAAACGGGAAAATACTCAGCATGAAAGATAATTTAAATGAAGAAATATTAAGACAACTATCACTTATAAAATTTGATAGGAGTAAGACTATATCTGAAAACAACATACAGTTTATTAGTGAGCAAGAATGGTGTAAGTCTAAAGAGGCTGCGGGAGTTAAATCTGTATTATTTATTCAAGGGTTTTTTAAAATACCAAAAAGTTATTGGACTTGGGGGTGTCCTGGATACAAGGCACCAATAGACGCATATAATGATGCTGCACTATCAGCTATGAGGTATTTGACTAATTTACTTTTTAATCAAATACAATACACGACTTTAGACCCTTTTTTTAAAGTTAATGTAATAAGTAATAAAGCGGCTGGCGAATGGAAATTTAATAAATTTGACCAAAATCTTATAGATACGTTAAAACAACAACTTTACTCACAAGATGATATGGGTCGTATGGATGAATCTCGTAGTAGAAACATTTACAACACATTTGTTTTACAAGACTTTTATTTTAATTTTCCAAAAGTAAAAAATGATTTAAGTTTATTTGAAGATTCTAATCCATGGGGGTTTATTAACAATTTTTTTGGCACTTCTCCCGGAAATGTTGGTTCACAAATAAACATTCCAAATGCCGTAAATAGTATTCAAAGCGTCAACGCATATAAACAACCAAAATTAAACACCAATTCTAAATCAGGAGATGTAGTTAGAAAAGTTGATGACCAATATAAGTTGTCTAATGAAACTGACTTTGGTCCCTATGTGTCTTTATATCATAATTTTTCACCTATATTAAGTTTGATACTTTCAATATATGGTGGAATTCCTGGTATGGTTGTTGGTTCGGCATTAGAACAAATAGACGCGGCTCTATATGAATTTTATGATGAAGACCCTTATATGGCGGGATTTGTTCTTGCTATGTCGTTTATACCTTATGGTGAACTAACTAATTTTCCTGGATTTAAACAAATGGTCAAAATTTATGGTTCAGAAAGAAAGGCACTTAATGGTTATGGTAAAAAATTAATAGGTCAGAGTGATGTACCATTTAGTCAAGCGGAAAAAGAATTTTTAAAATCTTCAAGTAATGCTAAAATAATTGGTAGACAATTAAAAAAAGCAACTGCAAAAATTTTAAATAAGGCGGTTAAGAATAAAGGTTCAAAATTTGTTTTAGATTTAGTTGCCGATATGGCTCGAGGTTTAGGTTGGAATAACAGGATTATGAGGACTTTTTATATGATTTGGGGGGTAACATACTCGTATGATTGGTGGGCTTATCATAATTTAGGAGAGTGCTCGGCCACTTTTAACTTTGATGAACTAACAAGTTTAATTGGAATACGGACAAGTAAATTAAAAAATAATCTTAGTACGGAAAGTATGGTAGAAAATCATATACTAAAACTAAAAAACGAATTAATATTACAATTAAACCCACAACCTTTTACTTCATCACCAGAAGAATGTAAGAAAATTGCAGAAATAAAACTCTATGAAGAATATCAAAAATTATTAAGGGATAGTAAGAATATGTTTAAGGCAACACTATTAGTTACATTTGAAAATATATTTGAAAAAAAACAAACTATTAGTTTAAAAAATGGTAAAAACTATCAAGTTGAGGTTGAAATGTTACAATTAGTATTGTTGCAGTGCGTAGGTCTACCTAAAATGGGAATAGATTATAAAGTAGAAAATAATTATGGAGAGGATAAGTCATTAAAAAACGCACCTCAAACATTAAAAAATTTAATTACAAAAACAAAGGGAAAAACTGACACATACTCAGGTAGTAAAATTACTTTACAAAATGTAAGTAACGTAAAGAAAATTGAAATTTTAGGTAACTTAGGGGTTATGACATCTTATTCAAAAGTTTTAGATACCATTTATCCTAAAATGAAAAATACCGTCACAAGTAAAAAAATAATGTCAGGTACAGGATTTAAAATAAAAACCGAATATTTGGACGGAACAATAAAAACTTCTGAAGTAATTTCGGTGAATCCTTATACTGAAACAGTAACAGGATTTCTTTTTTCAAAAGGACAATCTAAAGAAGGATTAAATTGGGGTTACTTTGATGAATTAACCAAAATAATGGTGGAAGTTTATCAAGGTCAAAATAACCTACCACAAACAGGGGTAGTAAACTCACAAACTATTTCAAGTATAATAAATACAATTAAAAATGACAGTTGCGGACAAATAAAAAATGTTAGTAATGTGACAGTAGACAAAGAAACTCAACAAATAAATTTAATGAAACAGTCTATATTTAATTTAATTGATACTTGGGAAACATCAAATGATGAACCTGATGAACTTACACCGCAACAACAAAAGGATAGTGTTGATATAATAAACAAGTATATAGATTTTGAAAATTCGTATAACGCAAATAGAGCAATAAGTATTATTGATACCGTTTACAGAAAAAACTAAACTTAATAGATATTTATAAAATTATGAGTAAAGTTTTAATAACAGAAATAGATAGAATGCGAGAATTAATGGGTATGTCTAAAATACCGACAAACCACATTAATGAAAATATAATACCTATGATTCTTAATGAAAACCCTATAAGACCATTAGCTAATTGGGTTAAATTACTTAAACATAGTGATGAAGTTTTTGAAAACATTGACGAAACTAAAAAATTGATTGGGGACTTGAACGGGTATTTACCAAAAAATGAAAGATTTTCCGCTACGTGGGTTGATGATTTATCTAAAAAACTTGTTAGTTCAAAAAACGTAATTAAAAACGCTGCGATTGCTGATAATTTAGGTTCACTTTCTGATGACGCATACAAAGAATTACAAAAATTAAAACTTAAATTAGAGAAGTTAGCGGCGTCGGCAGATATAAACAAAGCAGATGCATTATTTAACTCTAAAATACAAAGTGTGCTATCCGCAAAATTTACGGACCCAAATAATGCATTCAACAAACTTTATTACGAGGCTCTAGATGAAATTTTTGATATTTTAGAAGGATATCGCGGTAAAGACCCTTCTAAAGTAGAAAATCGATTTTCCAGAGAATTAATGGAGGGGTTATTAGAAGACGAGGTTAAAAGACTAATGAAAAATTTAGGGTTTAAATTAGAAGAGTATCCTGAATTTAAAACATGGTTTTTAAGACAATTTAAAACAGATTTTGATAACTTCATAAAAAGGCCGGAAGAAACTACTTCAGGTACTAAACACTCTTTATTGGACAATTTAGAAAAAGAAGGTTCCACTGTTAATTTGGAACCGATATTAGATATGCAAAAGGCCAATAAGGCAAATTTGAGATTTACTAGAAATATCAACAAAAAATTATTATCTTTGAGGGGTAAATATAACCCATCTGAGTCATTTGTTGATAATGTTACAAGATTAAAAACTTTTCCTGCGGACCAAATTGTTGTAAATGAAAAATTATCACCAGAGTTTAATATTTTAATTAGGGCTATTGCTTATGATATAGACCAACTTGATGGTTCTGTAAAAAATGCAAAACAAATATGGGATGATTTAATAGATGATTTATCTACTGATACAACAGTACCTAAAGAAATTATTTCAAAGATGAAAGAAGCATTACTTTATGATGGTAAAGGTTGGCTTTGGAATCCTGAAAAATTAGACGATTATTTAAAAGAATTAGATACTAGATATGGTATAAAACCAGATACAACTTTTTGGCAAAAAGTTAAGGATTTTTTTAGTAATATGTCAGAAATTCGGGGTTCATTAAAAAACATATTAAATAATGGTATTTCAGGTCTTTTTGAATCAGTTAAAGGTTTATATAAAACACTAAAAAGCCAAAATGTGTTTCGTTCCATTTTATCTGCAATTTTTACTGGTAATATAAGAACCCCCAAAGCAATAGGAAAATTGTTTTCTAAAAAAGGTTTTGGAAATTGGCAAAAATTTGCAATGAATTTTTTTATACAATATGCTAAATTATTATTTTATAAAAAAATAGGATGTATAATACCACTTGCTGGTAAGTTATTTATAGACGCGAGGCTTGAAAGGCTTGGTATTGATACAATAGAATCGAATGGAAAAGAAACAGGACAATTAATTTGGGAAGAATATACTAAAGAAATGTATACAAGTTGGGGCGAGTTGTCTGGGTACTCAATTGTAGACTATTCAAATTTTTATAATTTGGTTTGGAATACCGGTGTTGTATTAAAAACAAAGATTGACTCATTTTTGTATACTGACCCCGATGTAACTAAGACTGAATTGTTGCAATCAAAACAACAGGCGTTTGATGAATATTGGGATTCATTAAATGATATACAAAAAAGAGATTATATAAAACTACAGGTTGATGCTACAGGTGGTGTTCTTGGGTCAGATTTTGGTAAATTAGTTAACTTTCTGTCTCTTTCTGAAACTGAAGATACTAAGACCGGTGAAATTACAATAGGGGATAGCCCAACAAACGTTAATACTACGTTATTTATGCAAAAAAATAATTTATCAGTTTCAGATTTGAAAAAAATAAAAGAATCTTTGGTTGCCTACAAAGAAATTTCTGTTAAGCCTGACCAACAAAATTTGGATATTTCAAAAGTAAAAGAAGTTATTAAAAACCCAAAAAATGTCGAAAAAATAACTGAAAAAATTAGTATAGAAAATGGTGCCATAGAAGATAAAAATGGACAACTTTGGTCACCTATTTATAAAGGTGATTATAAATTTAATTTCAGAAGAACTAATTTTACAGAGTTTTTTGATGTTGTTACAATACCTGCAAAAACCGTTGGTGAAAATCCTAAATATGCAATATACTCGGCGGATGAATTTGACGAAGTTCCTCAACAGTTGAGTGTTAATGATGTTAAGCTCGGTAATCCAAAAGATATGAATGACGATGGGACATTTGACAATATTATTAATGCCAAAGAAACGGCTAAAAATTTGTCAAGTTCTGCGGATATAATAAAAGACACACAACCACCAATAGATTTAAAAACTCTTTTACAAAAACTATAATATGAAACCAAGAACTAAATTCGGAGAAGATAATTTTAAACACTGGAAAGATACTTTCAAATTCCAATCATATGATGAGGATAATGCGGAGTATAAAGATGTTAAAATTAAAATGGAAGATGTGATGGATAGAATTGACCATTACAGAAAAAAATACGATGAAGACGATGCCTTTGTAAGGGCTGTTGTTGATACACACGAAAATGTTGTAAGAATTCTTTTTACAAAGGATTTGGCACATCTTATAGAGTCAACAGAATTTGTTGGATTGATTAACGTATTAAAGATTCTTCGTGAGGACAGAGGTGAAATGGAAATTTGGTCTGTTTCAAGACCAACCAATGGAAACTGGTTTTTAGTTAAAGGTGACTTTAACAAAAGAGAGTTGGCCAATATGGACCTTCATAAAAAAGAACCTGAAGATAAAGAAAAAAAAGTTGAGACGAGACCTGAGGAGGGTCTAAAAAAAAAAGAACAGGAAGCAATAAACGTTCTTAAAATCAACGAAAAAAAAGGATTGGAACAACTACCAGTTCGGATTAAACAAAAGGTTAAAGAAAAAATTTCAAAAGGTTGGACAACTGAAATGCCACCACAAGAAGTTGCAAAATACTTTACAAAAAGTTTTATAAATTCGGCATTTTCTGACAAAATAGAAATTTATAAACTCAAACCGACAAAAGAGTTTTTTGGTAGTTTAAAATCACAAAAAAATGATATTGAAATAAATCGTGGATTTTGTAGAACATTGTATTTTACAAAAAGAGATTTGAGTTTATCACAATTATCAAAAGAAACTGTTGAAGGATTTTTGGAAGACTGCAACCAAAGATTTGATGGAAAATTTGGTATTTTTCACATTTAATACTTTTTTAAAATATTTATTTTATAGATGAGTAGAAAGTTCATAATATCAGAACAAGAAAGAAATAATATTCTTAAACTTCATAAATTGCTTAATGAATCATATGGTGATATGGTTAATTTTGATAATTTGGAAGCCGGTAAGTATTATGTCAGTAAAGGATATGTGGTGAATATTATTTCAACTGAGGTTGATGATACTGCATATAAATTATATCTATACGACTTGAGCAATAAGAAATTTATAACAAATAACAATACTGTAAAATACTATACTTTTTTTAAAAAAGATTTCCATCGGTACGGAACAAAATTCAAAGAAATTACTAAAGAAGATTATGATAAATTAGTAGCCGGTTTAGTATCGGTGAAAGATTTTTTACCTGATGAACTAACAACAACCACAACATCAGTAAACTCTCTTGATTGTTTGAATGGTGATTGTCAAAATGGTGAGGGTGAATTAAAAAGTGAGGAAGGATATTATATTGGAAATTTTAAAAACGGAAAATTCGAAGGTAAAGGAACTTTATCTAATATTTCTTCTGAAGTCGCAGATGAAATTTACATATCACCACTAAGACCAAATTTCCACGATGACCAATTCACATATACAGGTAATTTTAGTGATGGTTTACCTGAAGGTAATGGAAAAATAGTTTTTGATAATGGTGATAAATATGAAGGTGAATTTTATGAAGGTAAAATAGAAGGTGAAGGTACTATGACATTCCAAAACGGGTCAGTTTATAAAGGTGAATTCGAAACAGTTAAAGTAGATGATTTAACATCAACATACAAAGTTAAAACAATAGATAAAACAATTGACGATTTGGTTAAATATAATAATGAAAGACCAAGAGTGACAGATGTTTATTCAAATCTAACAACAGGGACAAGATTAAAAGGTATGTTTAAATCAGGAAGTGTTGTGGGTTCCGTTTTGGGCGTTGAAGATAAAGGTTTAGATTCAATAGTTAAAACTGGTTTAATAAATACATATGAAGGTAAACCACTTCAATCTTTATCATATATTGCAAGTAGAGTTCCTACATTAAAAACTAAAATGGATTTGGAACTTAAAAATCCTGAAAATACGGATAGAACACAAGAAATAAAAAGTGAGTATAAGGATAAAATAGAAAGGGCTAAAAAAAATATTAAAAAAATATTACCAACAGTAAAACTTCAAAACAAAAATATTAAAAGCATTGTTTATGAAACTAAGGCCAATGAAAATGGTTTTTTTGAGTTTGAAAACGTTGAGGTTGGTGAATACATATTAACTGTTGATACAAAATTTATTTTTTCTAAATCACCAAAGTATGAATTTAGATTAAAAAATGAAGATAATTTAGAATTTACAATAATAATGTCCAAAAAAGATTTCTTGTCCTTTTTACAAAAAGAAGGTAATGTTTATAACAAAAAATTAATTAATGAGTCGATTGGTGATGTTGTTGATTATGATAATTTGGAGGGTCCAAAATTTTATAAAAACGATAACTATTTAATTAAAATAATAGAAGCTTTTGGATTATTGTGTTATCTTTATTCAATAAAGAAAAAAAAATATTTAGGTGAAGTCGGACCACAAGGAATCAAATATTATATTCATCGCCAAAAAAATATTAAAAAAGAAATTGGTGAGTTTTTCACTAAAATTACTGAAGATGAATATAAAAACATAATTTCAACTCCGGAAAACACATCCACAACATACCCTCAAGGTAAAACGGTTAGATATGATGAATTACAAGATGACCAATATTATAAAAATGAAAATTATGTTTTAAAAGTAGAATTTCCACCAGTGTATTCCCTTTATATGTTTTCAACAAAAGATAAAAAATATGTTTTTAATGGTAAGGGTCGTTTAGGTGTTACCGATATGGAGGAATATGGAAAAACTTTTACTGAAATATCAGAAGATGAATATAAAAAAACAATTTTAGACTTACAAAATACTACATCTACATCACCAACAACTACAACATCACCAACCACTACATCACCAACAACTTCAACATCGCCAACTACTACTACATCACTAACAGAAAAAGAATGTGAAGACATTGTTGAAAAGTATTACCAAACTTATGTTTCTCTTTATAGAAAAACCACATCAATTGACGACATAGACAAAAACATGTTGAAAAAAGAAAAAGAAAAAATAAAAAGTTGTCATGCTAGAATTTTTAAAAAATTATCAAGAAAAACAAAAGATTATATTAAACAATTAACAAATGTGTCACCAAATTTAGAATTTTTAGAGTTAAACTTACAAATTCAAGAAAACGCAAATATTTATAAATTGAACGACAAAATAAAGAATATCATAACTGAACAAAAAGAAATGAAATCTAAAATGTTAGTTGAAAAAGAATTAATAAATAATAGATTTGATTTTGTCGTTGAGTCTTTAATAGAAAGAGATGATGTTGGAAATAAAACATTTCTTTTAGAATTGCAATTAGAAAAAAGAAAATTAATTAAATCAGGATACGATAGTTTAATGGTTCAAGATTCCTTTTTGGATATCGTGAATACATTTTTATAAAAAATATTGTGTATGTTGTCACAATCAAATAAAAACAACAAGAAGTCTAATTAAAAAAAGATTTCATAAACTTTTAAAGAAAAGGGGGTGTTTCGTATCTAAGGAAGGTGTCCGAGAGGACACCTTTTCTTATATGGACTATTTATCAGTATGGAGTTTTTTATTCGAAAAAATGCAACTTTACCCGTTTTAAGTCTTGATATTTTTAAAGATGGTAGAACAAGTTATAATCTAAAAGATGATTTATTAAGCGGTGCAACCATTTTTTTTTCTATGGTAAATGTTGAAACAAACGTTTATAAGGTTGCAAGAGGTACTTGCATTTATGACTCTACTGAAAAAACGGTATATTACCAATTTACAAAAAGAAACACATCGGATACTGGTAGATTTGAGGGTTCGTTTTTTATAACAAATAGTCAAGGATTGATAGAAATACCATTAAAAGAAAGATTATATGTTAATATAACAGAATCAATATCTGATATCAATTTTTGTTGTCGATAAATAATGTTGAAGAAAAAATACATAGATTTAATTGTAAACCGTGGTCGAACAATACAGTTTTTAGGCCTATCAAGTGGTTCATCCGTGAATCTTTTGGGTGTGGATGAAAATGGAAATACAATATTAACTTCAGGTGGTGGAGGTGGTAGTGGTACATCAGGCACTAACGGCACAAGCGGTACAAATGGTACTTCAGGAACAAATGGGTCTAGTGGTATAAACGGGACTAATGGTTCAAGTGGTTCATCTGGAACTAGTGGAAGTTCAGGTACTAATGGTACAAATGGAAGTAGTGGAACCTCGGGAAGTAGTGGGTTAAATGGGACTAATGGTTCATCCGGTACGGACGGAACTAGCGGTACAAATGGGGCTAATGGAAGTTCAGGTACATCAGGGTCTTCTGGTACGGACGGAACATCAGGAAGTGGTGGTGCAGATGGAACATCAGGTAGTAGTGGTACAAATGGAACCAATGGTAGTTCAGGTTCGAGTGGTAGTAGTGGTACAAACGGCTCATCGGGAACTAATGGTACGTCAGGAAGTTCGGGTTCAAGTGGTAGTTCAGGTACAGATGGAACATCGGGGTCATCGGGAACTAACGGAACTAGCGGCTCTTCAGGAACCAATGGAACTAGCGGTTCAAGCGGAACTAATGGAACCAATGGGTCTAGTGGTACAGATGGAACATCAGGTTCATCGGGAACAAACGGGACAAGTGGTAGTAGTGGAACTTCTGGCACCGATGGAACTTCAGGTTCAAGCGGAACTAGCGGTATTAATGGAATTGACGGAACGTCAGGTGTTAATGGTATTGACGGAACGTCAGGAACAGATGGAACTTCAGGTGTTAATGGAACAGATGGAACTTCAGGTATTAATGGAATTGACGGAACGTCAGGAACAGATGGGACTAGTGGAATTGACGGAACGTCTGGTACAGATGGAATCTCAATTTTTTGGAACGGGTCTTGGAATTTTACAATTTCTTATAATGTAAACGATTCGGTTGAGTTTAATGGAAGTTCCTACATTTCATTAATCAATGGTAATATTGGTAATCTACCACCTGGAAGCCCAACTGCTTGGGGGTTAATGTCACAATCGGGAACGTCAGGAACAGATGGAACTTCAGGTATTAATGGAATTGACGGAACGTCAGGAACAGATGGAACTAGTGGTTTGTCTTTTAATTGGAATGGTTCATGGAACTTTGCAGTCACTTACAACATTAATGATGTTGTTGAGTATGATGGTAGTTCTTACATTTCATTAACAAATGGTAATTTAGGAACTCCACCACCTCCACTTAATAGTAGTTGGGCTTTAATGTCTCAAGCTGGTGATGATGGAACATCTTTTAATTGGACAGGAAATTGGAACAACACCACAACATATCAAGTAAACGATGTTATATTCTTTAATGGTAGTTCTTACATATGTATACAGACAAATTATGACATCAATCCAGATGATGGAGATGGACCACTTTATTGGCAATTAATGAGTTCATCGGGAACATCGGGCACTGATGGTACTAGTGGAACATCGTCAAGTGGGACTACATGGGGGTCAATAACAGGAACGATTAGTTCACAGACTGACTTACAAGATGCATTAGATGACAAACAGGATACATTGTTAAGTGGAACTAACATAAAGACATTGAATAATGTCACTTTACTTGGTTCAGGAAATATAAATTCTGACCCAAGGACTTTATCAAGTGTTGTGGGTAGAAATCTAATTGGTACTTCCAATCAAATTAGTGCAACCGTATTGATACCTGCAAACACCATTTCAACTAATAACTCGATTTATATTCGTAATTTACTAACTAAAACTTCGGGTTCTACCACATCAACGGGTAGGATTTATATAAATACAACTAATAGTTTATCGGGCGCGACATTAATGGGAACCGCCGGAGCAATGAACTCATCGGTTTATATACAACGATTTGAGAGGAATTTCTTTTTTGATGAAACTAACTTATATGTATATAATCCATCAAACGGGATAAGTACTGATTTAACATCAGGGACAAGAACTTTAGTTTCATTTAATCCTGCGATTGATAATTATTTATTATTCGCGGTTCAAAACTCAACTACAACCCCCGACAATTTAGGTCATAAAAGAGTAATTGTCCAAATATATGAATAACGTCACAGTTAATGGAATTACTTATATTTTTGAAAAATGGGAACCTGTGGATGATATATTTATTCACATTTTTACAGAACAGGGAATAATCTGTGTACCAATAGAATTAGTTAATTTTAACGAATAAAACTTTTTATTTTTTCAATTACCATTTCAGAATTAACTTTTTTTGTGCATTCAAATTGTCGTTCAGTTCCTTTATGTAATGGGCACCAATTCCAATCACCAGCATTTAATCTTTCTTTATTAAAACATCCATGACATACATCTTCGTTAATAACTCGATACGTATCTAATTTTGTTTCAGCGAATTTTTCACTAAATCCCGAAATGAGAACTACCGGTAACTTACAAGCCCAAGCTAACCATGAAAGTCCTGAACCTAAACCTATAAAAAATTCACAACTCAATAAATCACCTATTACTTCTTTTAAATTACCACCACTAAATATGGTAACTCCTTTTGGATAATTATTTCCCATGTATCCATCACCTTCTTTAGAGTAAATCATACATTCATACCCTTTAGATGTTAAATAATCAACAACTTCTTGCCAACCATTTGGATTGTTCCAATATTTGGCCTGAGCTGTTGAATGAAACCCAATGCCAACTTTTTTCTTTTTTGAAACCTTAGGAAGGTTAAGTCTTGGTCTTATTTCTTCATACTCTAAACCTAATATATCTGTTGCAGTTTTTTGTAGAGGTTGTAGTTTAAAGTCATTAGGATGTCTATTAGAATCAAATTCATTATTTTGATTATAAAACCAACCTAATTGATACTGCAAAAATACATTCAAAACAGGACTTCCTGGCTCAACAAATTCAATTTCGGGATACCTATAAACAAATAAATCATTTAAAAAAGTCGAAACAATAAGTTTGCAATTATGTTTTTTTCTAAACTCTTCGCAGTATGGAATCCAAGCCAATGTGTCCCCCAAAGATTTTGATTCAAAAGAAATATAAACTCGTTTGTTTTCTAAATTTAAATCATCAAAAAAAATAACCTGACCGTTTTCTTTTATTTCTGTTTTCCACTTTGTGTAATATTGTCGATATAATTTAACCCAAGAATTGTTTTTTATTTTATTTGTATAAACTCTATTATGATTATCATCATAAAAATTAACTTCATATATTGAATTATCATTAGTTAGTATTTCTATAAATGGATTTAAAACAAAATGGTGATTTATGTTAATTTCTTTTTGATGTAGATTATTTTTTTGAAATTTTAAATTTTGAACATTAAAATAATAGTCAATTAACTTTTTTGAAAAACTATTATCATACTCAACCATATAAGATGTTTTAGACTTCGTTACATCAACTAATAAATTAGAAATATGTATAATATTGTTATCAGATATTGGTGTTATATATTTATCGAAAATTGCCATATATTGTGGTAAGTTTCTTGCTATAATTTTTAAACCATAAGAAATCGATTCTTTCAAAACCAACGGATTACATTCATAAGTTGAATTAAACATTAAAATATCTGACGCAATCATAAAAGAATCAACATCATTTCTTTCACCCCAAATTGTAACATTTGATGGCAAATTATCCATTAAAGGCTTCCAATAAGATTCGAAGTTTTCAGCCTTGTTTCCAACAAAATGAAAATGTAAATAAGGGTGCGTCTGTTCTAAAACTCGAGCGACTTCAATTGATTCTTTTTGGTTTTTTCCTTCCGTCCATAATCCAACATTCAAAACATGAATTTTTTTCAAATCAAAATTCAAATTGACTCTTGATTCTAATTTTTCAACAAGTGAAGGTTTTTTGTTTTCGATTGGATATTCCAAAACTTCTTTATAAACATTTTCAGTTTCAAATGTTTTTAAATGATAAGGAGTTACAAACAAATATGAATCAGGATGAAATTTTCTTTTTTTTGGGTTGAACCAAACATTGTGGCAAGTTTCAACAATTTTCCATGTCCTGTTATTGTTATATAATTCATTTAATATGGTAGTTGGTATTTTGTTAAAACTTTCAAAACCTTCAGATATTTCTTCGATATGAACAATGTCTATTTTATTTTGTTTAAGTATATCAATAACTTGATATTTTTTTTCAATGTCATTTGTATCACCCAATGAATAAAAATTATCTCTACCAATAATATCAATTATTTTATTTCTTTGAACGACATATTTGTCACCAAAAAAAGAATATTCAACAAGTTTTATATTAAAATTATTAGATAAAGATTGAATTCTTTTCAAAACAAATTGAGGCATTCCGCCAGTAGATAAATGTGGAGTAATATATAATAAATTTATTTTCACATTTTAAATATATTCTAAAATCTATTATAAGTAAATTCGCTTTTTACTTCCAACAATTTGTTTATACCACAAACCCTTATCGTCCATCCACACATATGGGTCATTGGGGTCTTCAGTCCAATTATGTTTAGAATAATACTCAAAATCTTTACGTAATAAATTTGCTCTATGTGAAGAGTGGAATTCTTCATTACCCAACCAATGAGGTAAAACAAACTCACCTTCAATATGTTCGTGTTCCATTGTATTTTTAAAACCTCGTTCAACCCAAACATCAATACAATCATTATAGTATTGTTTAAGTGAATTAACATAGTCTTTCCACATAACAGAACAAGGGTGATTTAACCAACCCTTATATGGTTTTCCATCTTTACGAAGTCTACCTGTAATTGCTGAAATAATTTGATAGGCCTCTACACGTTGTTTACCTAAACGTTTGTTATCTAATGACTCTAATGATTTTCTAAAATCTGAGTATGGAAGAAATGTTTGCATAAAAATTGAACTTTTTCAAAGTAAGGTATATTTATTAAACAAAGATAATAAAAAAATTAACTAATAAAAAAAAAATTATGAAAAGAATTGTTAGATTAACAGAAAATGACTTGGCTCGTATCGTAAAACGAGTAATAAACGAACAATCTAATACTCCAATTGTAGATGCTGGACGAGGTGAGTTGAAATACTTAGTTGTTATGTCAAACCCAACAATTGCCGCAAAACAAAAAAGACCTGGTTATCCTATGATGATTCCTTTTGAGGTTTCATTCAATGGTATGGTTATTGACTACAAAGGTAATAAAAAATACGATGTGAGTAAAATGGTCGGAGCATGTGGAACAACTCAATCTGATAAAAACGATACAAGTTACGATTCAATGAACCCTTCTACATTATACGATGGAGTATCATCAATAACGGACGGAGGTCCTTATTTCCGTTTTGGATACGGAAAAATTAATGACCTTACAAGACAATTCTGTAGTTCCCAAGGAGCACCCGCAGACCCGAATGTTAAGGCAGGTAATAGTTACAAATTTGAAGTACAAAATTTATTAAAAAAATAATAAATAAAACCCCCCTTAATGGGGGGGTTTTTTATTTAAATACCGCCGCGTAGGTTTTATCAGATTCTTTAAAAACCACAACAAGACCAATATCATCCGAATCGTCATTATTAATGACCAAGTTTAATTTACCAAAGTCTTTAGTTGTAACATTAAACTTAATAAATCCTTTACCATATACAAGGTTAGTAATTTTACTGACAACTTCTTTTCGGTCTGGTTCCCCAGTTTCCAAAGTAACATAATTATGAGTAAAAGTCTTTTTTTCTAAATTAATCTCATAATGATTAAACCCTCCGTTTAATAACTTTTGACCCAAATTATCAGACGATAAAATATCCTCATACTTCATTTTTTTATCGGTAATATCATAGTAATCATTACCATATAAACCAAAAAAGTTATACTTTGTTTGGGCACTTAACGACGTTACAAAAAATAATAAAAGGGAAACAAAAAACAATTTTTTCATAATTTTGATTTTTAGATGGTTAATAACTGATTACAATACAAAGATACGGGTTTTTTCTATATATCCAAATTTTTTTGAAAAAATTTTTAAGTTTTTGAAAAAATAAACTTTTATAAACTTGTCGTATATTTATTAAACAAAGATAATAAAAAAATATGAGTAAATTTATAATTTCAGAATCAGAAAAACAACGCATTTTGGAAATGCATATTAAAGAAGTTGCAAAGGTTCTTAATAGAAAACCATTATTAACTGAAGAGGTTAATATCCAACATTCTGAAAAAAGTACTTATGCTGCGGGTGCGACTGACCCATCGGCATTTATTGATACATTTATTACAAATTTAATTGCCAAAATAGATGCTAACCCAGAAGCAAAAAAAATGAGAACAAGTTCTGGTGGTATGATTTGTTCTAACATTACAGTTACTGCGGGAGCTAGTAATTCATGGGGAGGTAAACCAACAGGATTTGACCACACAAACGATTGGAAGGTAGTCACCCCAACAGAAACCGATTTATACCAAAAAAATAAAGATTTAGCGTTAAAAAGAAGTTCGTCTTTTGAAACATCATTGTTTCAGAAATTAGCAAAATTCAATATTAAAAAGGCTGATGTTACAAAAATTTCAACTCAATCTTGGGTTGTTGATACTGGTGGTAAAACTGATAAAGATAAGGACACAGTAACATACCCAAATGCCGGTCAATTTATAACTTGTAGGATGGTATTTAAAACAATAGATGAAATATATAATATTAGTGGTATTAAAACGTTCAATGACATATCTCCTAAAATGGTTTTGACAGGTTCTTATTTTTGTAACGGAAAAACCTCACAAGGAGGTGCCGGTCGACCTGATGATTACAGTAACCAATGTCCACAAATAATTAGAAATAGTGCCGACAAAATTTCCGCGTTTGAAATTAAATGGAATCCAGGAGTGATGAAAAACCCATATACCGTGCCTTTAGTTAGGTGGAATTTTTATTGGGACCCTACAGGTAAAAGAATTACTAAAATTACAAGTCAACAATATAATAATTCTTACCCTATTGATAAAATATTTCCACCATCAACTAACGTATCAAAAAGTGATTCGAAATTAATATATATGATGGGAATTTCAGAAGGTAATACAACATCATCAAATCAAAGATATGCTAAATACGTAAAACCTTATATTTAAAAATTAGAAACCGAAACAAAGTTAACTACAGTATATAGTTTACCACTTTTTGAAATTTTTGCAGAACAACTAATTAACCCCGCATACTCATCTAAATTAACAAATTTTGTTTCAATTGTATTTTTGTGTGGAGGAGAATGTAACCAGGCATTTAATACTTCGATTGCCAATTCATCATAGGTATCATATTTACCACTAACTACTGATATTATTTCTCCATATCCTTCATTAATAAAAACGCTTGGTGGTTCTTTTATTCCACATTTACCTCCAGTAAGGTTATAAAGTTCACTATATAATTTTCTGTTTATTGTATCATTAGTGTCATCGGCCTTTAAATGAAACGCCCTGTCTTGAGTTGAATTTTGAGTTGATGTGTTTACCGATGTAAAGTTTTTCAAAGTATTCGAGGTATATAACTTTTTAAAACCAATGCCACTTCGGTAGTTATTAATTTTTTCTATAACTTTTTTTTCATACAATAAATAGTCAAAGTTTGAATAGTCTATTGTTTGTGTGTAAGCATTCACATAAAGTAAAATTGCAAAAAGTGTAAGAATTAATTTTTTCATTTTTTTAAGGGTTTATGAATGATTACTCTACAAATATACTAATTTTATTTTAAGTTCCAAATTTTTTATAAAAACAATTATTTTTTTATTAAACAACCTAAAACCCAACCATCATCAAAAAAACTTTTCAGTTCATCTTCATATACTCTTTTATTTTTCCCATCTTTATTAATCCACTTTCTACCCGTACAGGACGGTTTGTAGTATTTTCTAGCATTATCTAAACTATTTCTTAAAATTAATTTTTTTTCTTCACTAAGATATTGACCAAATTGCCAATCCATAGATAAATAATAGGTGAAATCTTCTGGCTTTACCATTTTATTTTTACATTCTTTATTCATCCATTTCATCCCCCAAACTGAATTATCGGAACCAATACCTGTGTTCTTTTTTTTTGAGCTAAGTTTTTGTTTGGATTCCTCCGTGTGTTTTTTACCTGTCCAATCATAAAAATTTACCCCAACACGTTTACCTAACTCAAAACTTTTTTTATTTGCTTCTGACATTTTTTGTGAAAATATTTTTCTGTATTCAGGGTCCAACATGTTTTTTATAAATTTTTCATTCCCCGCTTTACATGTTTTCACCATATGTGAGTCATCTTTGAACCCACCTCCACCACCTAATTGTAAATTCATACAATAAACGTCATTGATAAGTTCTTTATTGACAATTTCTTTTTCTCTCAATTTAAGCTCCTCTCTATTAGAAAAAAATTCTAATATTTCTTTTTTGTGGTTTTCTTTACCGTGATAATTAATTGAATTCCATAGTCTTCTACCGCTACCTAAATAATTGTCATTAATATTGTCTGTTGAGTGCATTCCAATGTAAAACCGATTAGTTATTAAGCAAATAGTTTTATAGATATAATGATATTTTTTTTGTGCTCTGGCCATATATAATATTTTCATATAAATATGGCCAGAAGTACAAAATGTCTAGTGTGGACCCGGAGGTAATCGAAACCTCGTCCAGCTCGTCTTGTCTAAAAGACAACTACATGCTTAGGTTGGTATTTTCTAATACCCCAAAATATTTGATTTTGTCTTGACCAAAAACAAGGTTAATTTGTTCTTCACCATCGTAAATTAACAACCAATGGACCATTCAATTTATAGTTTAATGGTAATCCACTTTTATCACTTCTGTTGCTAAGCGTATGTGAACCGGCTCCCGTTTCCGTGCTTATATTAAGCTACAGTAACTTGCTCAGTTGCAATTAAACCAACCACTGAAAGGTTATCTAGTACGTTGCCGTATATAGTGTGAATCAGTTTTTAACGAGATTAATTCAGTCCCGGCATGCTCCTTATATTCAACCAACGCCTGTCAAATCCAAGTCGGGCCCATATTTTCAAAGAACTATAAAACAAAGATAATACAATTAATTGTATTTTACAATATATTTATAAATATGATTAAAAAAATATTTCTTTTTGAAGATGATGATTCTGATGAAGAAAAATCTGACTACCAAAAAATATTGGAGATTAATAAAAAAAGATTGAGCCCTTATGATGTTGATTTTTTTGATAGTGAGGGAAATTCGTATGAAGGTATTATAGAAGTAAGACAAGATGGTCTACATTTTACATTTGATGGTTTATCCGAATACTTACAATTTTTTTTCAAAGACTATTATGAAGATGGTAGTGATGGTGAGTATGATGCCCATAACTATGAATCTATGTATAATGGTAATTGGAGTTGGTGGCGTGATTTTAGTGATAGAACATATGATGATTGGCGTGAGGGGTATGTTATTGATTATTTTACTTATGAGCAGTTATCTATAGTTAAAGAAATTTCAAAATACCTTTCTTCTGAAGTATATAATTCAATAGAATTGAAAAATGGTAAAGTTATTTCAAAAGATACTGATAAAATCACAAATTTACTTGAAATTTTAGGTTTAGAAGATGCAATTACTGATGCTTATATTGACGCTTCAGTTCTTGCGGTTGAAAATGAGGTGCCAGAAGGTATAGAAAAGGCTTATTGTAATTGTTTAGATGAAATTGGTATTGAAAGATATTCAGATAAATATTGTTTTTGGAAGTATGAGTTAAGTTGGGGGTCTGCCATTATGTTATTTGCAAGATTTGGTGAACCTGATGATTTATTATTGGATTTATTATTTAAGGCCGTAGAAACGGCAAATGTAAACCACCTTCCTGAATATTATGAAATGCAACATAATTTTTGGGACGGACAAGCATTTAATGAATATTGGAATAACAAAGTTACAAGTATTCTTGAAAATGAACTAGAAAACATTAAAGATAATACCGAACAGTATAACTTGAAGTTTTTTAAATTAATAGATGAAATACAAAAATTGGGAGGTCTTGAAACGTGGATATATTCAAAAAACAAAAAATATTCAATTAAGATTAATAAAGTTGATAACAAAAATTTGCAAATAACTTATCAATTTAGAAAACTTGATGGTGGTTACAACTACAAAATGATGAAAACAAGTTTTGAATATCTATTAAATTTGTTGAATACAGAACCGTTGTTTGATTTAACAAAAGACGATTTATAATCCAAGAAGTCTTTCTCTTATTATTTCATAAAGTGCTGGTAAATTTTCATCTGAAATAAAAACAGATTCCCCTTGATAAGAATCCATAATATAAATTCCTTCACTTTCTTCAATCACTTCAATTGAATCCAAATTATGGACCAACTCATCTTCATCATAATCAAAATCAATTAGTGAATTCATAACGGTATTTGGCGTATAAACAATTGGTTTATATTCGTATTTGTATTTTTTTAATCCAAGTTTTTCAACCATATTTTTTCCTGCATCAATTGCACAAATTACATCATCAATTGATATAAACTCATTTGAGGTATGCATATTGTAATATCCACAAGACATATTAATACAACAAACATCAATTTTCTTTTTAAGTTGTGATATATCGGTATATGGGTGAGATTGAACTAACATTTCATTTTTAAATGACTCTTCAATTGTTGGAATCACAATATTAAAAAATTCACTATCTCTTTCAAATAAACGAACTCCCGAGCAAATCTCGGAAATTAGGTGATTTCCAGGTGCATCGTATTGTGTAATATAACCAACATCTTGTAAAAAGTTTTCATCACATTTTGATGAGCCGTGACATCCTGTTTCTTCTGAAACAAATAAACCAACCTTAACTTTATCTAATTGTTTTAATAATTCCAAACAAATAAAAATTCCACATTTGTCATCACCACCAATACCTGTTGGGTTGTCATATTTGTCATATGCTTTTAATACATCAACTTCTGTGTTGTCAAAAGTTTTTCCAAAAGTATAAGGTCTTTGAAGTTTTTCTTCTTTAACAACAATTTTATCAATTTTGGTGTGAACGGTATCGGTGTGAGCAATAAACATTGGATAATATTCATCTTCTTCCAAAATACCTTTTGTAACATAGATATTCATCATAGAATCACGGTAATATGTAACTCCTTGAATTTTTTCCAACTCATCACATATGTATTCAACCATATCTTCTTCTTGATATGTTTTTGATGGTACGGAAAGAAGTTCTTTAAATTTATCTATGTTCATTATTGGTTTGTTTTAACAAATATAAACTAAAAAAACACATTAACAAATTATTTTTTTCTTTTTGTTGGTTTTTTAATTTTAACTTCAGTTTTAATATTTTTTTCATCAAAAGATAACACAAATGTTGAATTTTTTTCTGGGTTATCTGAAAGAATTTTTTCCGTAATTGCATCGTCAATCCATTTTTGAACGGTCCGTTTTAAAATACGAGCTCCAAACCTTGTATCGGTTCCCACTTTAATTAAATGATTTTTCAAAGAATCTTCAACTTGAACATTATATTCTAAATTCAAAACTCTACTGTATAATTTTTCAAGTTCCAAATTAAGGATTTTCATTAAATCATCATCGTTAAGGTCTTTAAAATATACGATGTCATCAAATCTGTTAATAAACTCAGGAGCAAACTTTTTGAATAATTCTTTTTCCAATAAAGATTTGATTTCTTCATCTTTTGTTTCTTCTTTATGTGATGTTGAAAAACCAACACCTGTACCGAACTGTTGAACAACTCTAGTCCCAACATTAGATGTCATTAGAATTATACAATTTTTGAAGTTAATTTTTCTTCCGTGACCATCCGTTAAAAACCCTTCATCTAACATTTGTAAAAATACGTTAAAAATTTCAGGATGTGCCTTTTCAATTTCGTCTAACAAAATAACAGAGTAAGGTTTGTTTTTAATTTTATTTAAAAATGGTGAACCGTCCTCATACCCCACATAACCTGGTGATGTTCCTGTTAATTTTGAGGTTGCAATCTTATCTGAAAATTCACTCATATCTAATCTAATAAGTGCATCTTCGCTATTAAACATATGTTTTGCTAATTGTTTTGCCAATTCAGTTTTACCAACACCTGAATTTCCAATTAGAAGTCCACTAAATATTGGTTTTTTAGGGTCGTTTAATCCAACCTTGTTTCTTTGAATTGCTCTTGCAATTTTTGAAACAGCCTCATTTTGACCAATTACTTTTGAATTTAAAACCTCATTTAAAGATGCCAATTGAATTGATTCATCTGTTGTTATTTTATTAATTGGAATTTTTGTCATCAAAGATGTAACATCATAAACAATATCTTCCGTCACTTCTTTTCTATATAGGTCTCTATTTTTTTCAAAATTTTCTTTTTCTTTTTGTAATTCACCTAAAACTCTTCTTTCCCTATCTCTTAAATCTGCGGCTTCTTCATATTTTTGTTTATTGATTACTTCAATTTTCAAAGATTTTATTTCTTGAGCTTCTTTTTTTAGTTTTTCAATAACTTCAGGAAGTTTTATTTCAACCTGACTTCTTGCTCCAACCTCATCAATAATATCAAAAGCCTTATCGGGAAATTCTCTGTCTGTGATGTATCTATCTGCCAACTCAACACAAAGTTTTAAAATGTCTTCACTATATTTTACTTTATGATGTTTTTCATATCGGTCTTTTGATTGTTTTAATATTTCTAATGTTTCTTCTTTTGTTGATGGGTCAACAACTACTTTTTGAAATCTTCTTTCTAATGCCCCATCTTTTTCAATATTTTTTCTATATTCTTCTAAGGTCGTTGCACCAATGCATTGTATTTCACCTCTTGAAAGAGCGGGTTTAAATATGTTTGATGCATCCATAGAACCTGAAGCGTTACCTGCTCCAATCATAGTGTGGATTTCATCAATAAAGATAATAATATCAGGATTTGCGTACAATTCTTCAATTATCACTTTCATTCTTTCCTCAAACTGACCTCTGTATTTTGTTCCTGCAACTACTGAAGTTAAATCTAAAGAAACAATTCTTTTACCAACAAGGTTTTGAGGACAATCCCCCTCAAATATTTTTTTAGCCAATCCTTCTACAATTGCAGTTTTTCCACAACCAGGTTCACCAATAATAATTGGGTTATTTTTCTTTCTTCTTGATAGAATTTGGGCAATTCTATTTATTTCTTGCTCTCTACCAATTATTGGGTCTAATTTACCTTCTTCGGCCGCCTTAATCAAATCTCTTGAAAAATTATCAAGGACGAGAGTTTTAGAGCCTGTTTCAGGTTTTTTAGCTTTATCTTTTTCGTTGTTGTCTGCAGATTCTATCATATTGTGTTTTTTTTTAAAAGTAATCCAACTAAAAATATAAATCAATATTTTTTAATTATTTGTAATATTGTCATACTACTAACTTGATATACTGACATTTTGTCATATCTTTTATATTGGCACAACTTTGGTCAAAAATGGACCAAAAATAAACTAAAAAATAATGTTAAATAAAAATGGGAAAAATTATTGGAGTGGATTTGGGAACTACAAATTCATGCGTTGCAGTAATGGAGGGTCTCGAACCTGTGGTAATCACAAACAGCGAAGGTAAAAGAACAACACCATCTATTGTTGGATTTGTCAAAGATGGTGAAAGAAAAATTGGAGACCCTGCTAAACGTCAGGCGGTTACAAATCCAGAAAAAACAATCTACTCAATTAAAAGATTTATGGGTAGTGCGTTTAATGATACAAAAAGTGAACATTCTAAAGTTCCTTATAAGATTGTCAATGAAAAAAATAACCCAAGAGTAGAAATTGACAATAGAACCTATTCCCCACAAGAAATATCAGCAGCCATTTTACAAAAAATGAAACAAACGGCTGAAGATTACTTAGGTGAAAAAGTTACAGACGCTGTAATTACGGTACCTGCATACTTTAATGACGCTCAAAGACAGGCAACAAAAGAGGCTGGTGAAATTGCGGGACTAAATGTTAAAAGAATTATCAATGAACCAACAGCGGCAGCATTGGCATACGGATTAGACAAGATGTCTAAAGATATGAAAATTGTTGTTTTTGACTGTGGTGGTGGAACTCACGATGTTTCTATATTGGAACTTGGGGATGGAGTTTTTGAAGTATTATCTACAGATGGTGATACTCATTTAGGTGGTGACGACTTCGACCAAGTAATTATTGATTTTCTTGTAAGCGAATTTAAAAACGATACAGGAATTGATGTTACAAAAGACCCAATGGCACTTCAAAGATTAAAGGAGTCTGCAGAAAGAGCTAAAGTAGAATTATCATCTTCACCTCAAACTGAAATTAATCTTCCATATTTAACGGCAGATGCCACAGGACCAAAACATTTGGTTGTTAAAATTACAAAATCAAAGTTTGACCAATTAACTGAAGATTTAGTTAAAAGAACAATTAAACCTTGTGAGTCGGCACTTAAAAATGCGGGACTAAAACCTTCAGATATTGATGAAATTATTTTAGTTGGTGGGTCAACCCGTATTCCAGCAATTCAAGAAGCTGTTAAAAAATTCTTTGGTAAAGAACCATCAAAAGGTGTAAACCCCGATGAGGTTGTTGCTTTAGGAGCTGCAATCCAAGGGGGTGTTTTAGGAGGTGATGTTACAGACGTATTGTTATTGGACGTTACGCCACTTTCATTAGGTATTGAAACTATGGGTGGGGTATTCACTAAACTAATTAATGCGAATACAACAATACCAACAAAAAAATCTGAAATATTTTCAACGGCGGTTGATAATCAACCAACCGTAGAAATTCATGTGGTTCAAGGAGAAAGAGCGATGGCAAAAGATAATAAAACTATTGGTAAATTCCATCTTGATGGATTGCCTCCTGCTATGAGAGGTGTTCCACAAATTGAAGTTACTTTTGATATTGATGCGAATGGTATTATTAATGTATCTGCGGTTGATAAAGGTACAAACAAGCAACAAACAATTCGTATTGAAGCATCATCAGGTTTATCAAAAGAAGAAATTGAAAAAATGAAACAAGAGGCTGAAATTAACGCAGAAACAGATAAAAAACTAAAAGAAGACGTTGACACATTAAATTCTGCCGACTCAATGATTTTTCAAGTTTCAAAATCTTTGGATGATTTAAAAGATAAAATATCAGAAGAGGAACAACAAAATTTGACTTCAAAAATTGATAAGTTAAAAAATGCTCATAATGAAAAAAATATTGATGATGTAAAAAAACTTATGGATGAAATTAACAATGAATTTCAATCAATTAGTCAAAAGTTATATGAATCCACAAATGAAACAAGTTCAGACGAAGAAGTTACAAATGTTGACTTTGAAGAAGTAAAATAAAAATTACTATTTAGAAAATCACCAAGAAGTTGGTGATTTTTTTTTATTAGTATATTTATTATTAAATAAAAAAATTATGAACAAGTTTATAATCTCAGAATCAGAAAAACAACGTATTTTGGAAATGCACCAAAATGCGACATCAAGAAATTATTTAATGGAAGAAAACGGATTTAATCCCACCCCATACGTAACTGCTTACGTAAATGCTGTTAAATCTGCAATGCCGAATTATTCTAATGCTGAGGGTGAAAAACAAACACCAAACGGGTCAACTATTTTCGGTCAAACATTTTATAATACACCTATGGAAATTTCTAAAGCTAGACAAACAATTTTAAGTAATATAGGTAAAATACAAGGTCTTGTGATAGGAAAAGGGGTAAGAGGTAAAGAACTCCAATCGGCTTGTATTCCTAAAATTACAAAAGGTAATGAACAATTTCTAGATGGTAATTTTTGTTTTGCCTTCCAAAACACTAACAAAGCAAATTTCCCAAAATATGCTGCTATGAATACTGCGTATAATAATTTATTTCGTTACATACAAAACTTTAACTCACCAACACAAAAAGACTAAAACAAAATTATAAATTATTAAATCCACCTCATCGGTGGATTTTTTTTTTCGTATATTTATAGTTATGGAAAGTTGGAAAAAATTCGCGGAAACTTTAGAATTAACAAGAGAGTTAGAAAATACATATTTCAAAATTAGAGAAATCTTTCAAAGAGAAGGTTGGACACAAAAAGATATTGAAAGACCTCCATATTATCCAAATGACTTAATGTTTTTACATTCTAAATTCCAACCAAAAATGCGTGAGATTTTTCAAATAATTAAAGATTATGGTTTTGATGTTGACAGAGACGAAGTTCATTATTATATTATGGATAAACTTAGTCATATAGATGACATAACCCCATTAAGAGAACCAGATGGCAATAACGAGCGAGATAATTAGCGGAACTACAATTTTAAATGAAGTTCAATCATCAAATATTGTTAGAACACAATATGATACAATAACCAAAAAAATGATTGCCGAGTTTAAAAACGGAGTCAGATATGAATATAACGATGTCCCTCATCAACTATATACCTCATTTAGATCTGCAGAATCTCAAGGAAATTTTTTTAACAAAAATATATCAAAAGCCCACACTTATAGAAAACTTTAATTTCTAAGTATTTATTGTTATGAATACTTCTGAAATTATTAAAAGTTTTAAACCTCAAAATGAACTAAATCCAAAAATTTGGGACAAGGAAGGTAACTCATATAAAATGAAACCTGAAGTTAGAGAACGATTGTTAGAGATTGCTAACGAATTTATTGATTTTTTAAAAATTGAAATTGTTGTTACAGATATTGTTTTAACAGGATCATTAGCAAATTACAATTGGTCAAAGTATTCAGATTTTGATATTCACATTATCGCAAACTTTAACCAATTCCCACCATCACATGTTGAATTATATAAAGAATTGTTTATGTTAAAGAAGGCAATATTCAACAAAAACCACGATATTAGAATATTTGGTTACGAAGCAGAACTATACGTTGAGTCTGAAGATGAAGCACATTTTTCAAGTGGTGTATACTCTTTACTATATAATGATTGGCAAAACGAACCCCAAAAAGAAAAAGTTAAAATTGATAAAAACACCATTGAAAGAAAGGCGAAACAATGGATGGAAATTATTGATGGTGTATTAGAAAATATTGAAGGTGAATCTATTGATGACGCAAAAGAGTTAATTTCCAAGTATAAAGAAAAAATAAAAAAGTTTAGAACCTGTGGGCTTGAGAAAGATGGTGAATATTCATCAGAAAATTTGGTGTTTAAAATATTAAGAAGGAATGGTTATTTAGAAAAATTAATGGACGCTTCACACAAAGTTTTGGAAAAAGGTCTATCAATGAAACAATAAAAAAACATAAATTAAAATAATTATATTTATTGATATATTTATTAAGAAAAAATAATTCATAATACAAAAATAATTATGTCAGGAATTAAACCTATTGGTAGCGAAAAATTAGAGGGAATGGATAAAATTAAACGAATAATGGAAATTGCTCGTTATAATGAAAACATACCACAAAATAATAATGATATTCAATCAACAGAATATAAAATTAGTTTGGCTGATGGTAATACTTATGAGATTATCAAAGAAAGACAAGGATATATCGTAAAAAAAACTATTAACGAGTCTCAATCAGAATATATTGAACCAATGAAAGGAAGAAAATACTATTCTTCTTATTCACAAGCTTTAAGACGTTTGAATCTTATGACTAAAGAGATCAACACGTTATTTGAAAATCACGAAGGGACATCACTTTTAGGGGAGCAAAAAAAAAAGTTCGTACTAAAAACTAAAAAACCAAAACCCACAGAAGAACCTGCACCCGCACCACCTGTTGAACCAACTCCACCAATGCCTGATATGGGAGGTGCAGAAGAACCACCAATGCCTGATATGGGAGGTGCAGAAGAACCACCAATGCCTGATATGGGAGGTGCGGAAGAACCACCGATGCCGGATATGGGAGGTGCAGAAGAACCACCAATGCCTGATATGGGAGGTGCAGAAGAACCACCGATGCCTGATGAAGAAGAGGAAATTGATGTTGAGGTTGAAAAAAAACCTAAAGAGAAGAAAATTTCAGATCTAAAAAGAATTCAAATTTTAACGGGAAAATTAGCCCAAAAAATTAGATCATACGAAGAAGAAAAAGAGTTAGACCCTAAAGATATCAAATATATTATTAATTCTATTTTATCGGCAATTGATGTTGATGTTTTAGATGAAGACGATATTGAACAAATCATTAATAAATTAGAAGGTATTGAAGAAGAAGGTGAAGATAGTGGTGAAGAAGAAGAAGTTGATGTTGAGGAAACTGAAGTTGCCCCTGAACCACCACAAGAACCTGAAATGTCTGAAGGATATGATAATTTTGGTGACGCATTTCAAGCTTATTTAGGTGGAGCATATGCAAACACCGCAATTAGAAATATGCAAGGAGAAAAAACCGAATCATCAATACATCATTTTGATGAAGATTTTGATGATCAAGATGAATATCACAGAGAAAGAAGAAAAGGTAGAAAAAATTACCCCGATGTTGAGAGATTTGAACATGGCACTTTTTCTGAATCTACTGTAGATAAAGTTTTATCAAAATATTTTTTATTAAACGAAAACGATGATAACGAATATCAAAAAAGAAAAGAAAGAAAAACAAATCTATTATTTAAACAAAATAAAGAAAATATAATTCGTCTTTCTGAATCTACAAATCAATTAGATGTTGCTTTGGATTATGTTAGAGAAAACCCAAGAGTAAAACTTTTTGGTATTTCTAATAAAGGAAATCTAATTTTTAAAGAAGGAATTAACGAAGTTAAAATTACAAAAACTGGAGAAATTATATGAATCAATTGATTTATATTAACGGTTTAGGCCCTAACTATAAGGGAGATAATATATATGAGTTTATTTTCTCAGACACTTTGGAAGTGTTTGGTGAAAATTGGGAATCAAAACCTGCAAACGGTTATCCTTTACCTCCAGATTTAGAATATGTTAAAAAAGTCGGGACAATGATCAACGAAGAAATTGGTTTTGATCTTGTCCAAGATTCGGACGTATTTTCGTTAATTGACTCTATGGATGGTGTTATTGCTTTGGGTTGGGAAAAAGAAACTGATAATATTGATTTTTCTTTGGTGAAAAGATTGGTGTTTCATTTTGGTGAAAAAGAAGAAGATGTTAAAAACAAACTATATGAAAGAGATATAGTATTACAATTTGAAAAAAAGGTTGTTTATGAAAACTAAAAAAAATATTTTATTCTTAATTGAGAATGGATTGTCGTCAAGAATCATTAGTTCAATGTCTAGTAAACAAGTTGGTTTGTTAGTTGAAAAGTTTAAAAAACTTAAGAAAAAGGAAACTAAAGAAGCTGTTACACAAAAAATAACAACTAGTTATGACATACCAAATGCTGATTTAGAAAAAGGAACTACAATACCTGAAGTTCCTGGTAAAAAAATGGTAATTCAAAAAACAAACACAGGTATAAAAGCGACACCAACTGAAGGTGAGATTAGAGAAGACGAAGAAGATTCGGTAACATCACAAAATGTATTTTCAAAAGACGTTTCACAAGAATATACAGGTCAACAAGCACCACATGATGAAACATCTATGCAAGATGATGGTATGGGTGATGATTCAGGTGAAAATAGATCAATGATGGGTATGGCAGAATCTGAAATTAACGAAAAATTCGAATCAAAAGCTCAACAAGGATTATTTTGGGCTCGTTGTAATAAATGTTCTGACAAAAAATGTAAGTGGTGTAAAATGGCAAAAGAATTTTCAGATTCAACAACCAAAAAAGATTACAAAAAAATGCCAGAAAAAATTCACCCCGAAAAAACCGTAAAATATAAAAAGAAAAAAACAAACGAAAATTTACAAAAATTTTTAGAAGATAGAATTGTTAATATTATTGAAAATAATATTGAACCAAAAATGACCAAAAAAGATTTGATTAATACGATTAAAAAAAAATCTAAAAAATCAGATTCCATGATTATCCGTAGACCAAAAAAATTAACAATGTTTTCTCAAGAAGCACCTATGGAATTACCAATAGGAAAAATGTTTTCTATTGGGAAAAAATAGTATTCACAATAAAAAACCCTAATTGATATTTATATAATATGGGGTTATCTAAAGAACAAGTTTTAATTGAATATGCAAAGTGTATGAGAGATACTCCATACGCACTTAGATCGTATTTACAAACATACGATAATACCGTATCAAAATATGTTCCTTTGGAACTATTTCCTGATCAAGTTTCATTATTACATGACTACGAGGAGTTTGAGGAAAATATTGCCTTAAAATATCGTCAAGCTGGAGTAACAACCGTAACGGCCGCTTGGATTTCAAAAAGATTGGTATTTGCCAAAAAAACACAACCTGAAAAAATTCTAATAATTGCCAACAAACTTGATACATCAATGGAGATGGCAAATAAAATTAGGGCGTTTGTTGATCAATGGCCTTCTTGGGTTGGTGCGGGATTTGCCGTTGAAAAAAATTCACAACGACACTATAAGTTAAATAATGGATCTGAAGTTAAGGCGGTTGCAACATCAAAAGATGCCCTTCGTGGATTTACACCAACAATTCTTATTTTTGATGAGGCGGCGTTTATTGAAGCCGATGGTGATTTTTGGGCTGCTTGTATGGCGTCCCTATCTACGGGTGGTAAGGTAATTGTAATATCAACACCAAACGGATATGACCCAATATATCACGACATTTACGATCAAGCGTTAAAAGGAATGAACCAATTTAAAATTTCTGAAATGTTTTGGTATAGAGACCCAAGATATACAAAAGACCTATATTTGGTCCCAACAGAAGATTTGGTTCACTATCTTTTAAATCGTGAAGAATATGATGAATCAAAAAATATTTCTCTTTCACATACAGATCCATACGAAAGAGATTATGAAGAACTAAAACATTTTTTTAAACAGGGATACAAACCATGTTCTTCTTGGTATGAAAAAATGGTTAAAAAACTTAAATACGACAAACGAAAAATTAACCAAGAGTTAAATTGTGAGTTCTTAGGTTCAGGTGACAACGTATTTGACAACAAACAACTTGAAGAAATAAAAAATGATTGTTTATTAGATCCAGTTTCAAAACTTATGGGTAACTCACTTTGGATTTGGAAAGAACCAATTGAGGGTCATAGATATATTATGGGTATTGACGTGTCTCGTGGTGATAGCGAAGATTATTCAACAATTCAAATTATTGACTTTGATGACAGAGAACAAGTCTTGGAATATGTTGGAAAAATTCCACCTGATACTTTAGCCGAAGTTGCTTATAAGTGGGGTATGATGTATAGCGCGTTTGTGGTTGTGGATATTACCGGTGGTATGGGTATTACAACGGTTAGAAAACTACAAGAATTAGGATTTAGAAATTTATATATTGATGGTGTTGACGCATTTAACTTTTGGGCAACAAACAAAGGAAGTGGTGAAAAAATACCAGGAATAAACTTTAATAATAAAAGAGTTCAGATTATTGCGGCCTTTGAGGAATCAATTAGACATAAATTTAAAATAAGAAGTGTTCGTTTGTTTAGTGAAATGAACACATTTGTTTATATTAATGGAAGACCAGATCACCAAAAAGGTCAACACGATGATTTAATTATGGGAATATCAATAGCACTTTATGTTGGGGAATCATCTTTTTCAAAATTAGAAAAGGCAACCGAACAAGCAAAATCTATGATAAATTCTTGGGCTGTTGTAAATAATGATTCAGTTGGGAAAGAAGCTCAATTTAATCCGACTATTCCCAATGAAAATGTGTTAAGAGAAAGATATGGATTTCAAAATAATGGGCCAACCAGAGATGATTATCAAAAATATGGTTGGTTATTTGGGGGGTTAATGAAATAAAGTTATGGGTTTAAATTTTAGAAAAAAAACAGGAAAAATTGCAAATGGTTCTAGACTTATTGTTCCGGGACAACAATATATTGGACAAAAGGTTTTCCAACCAAATTTTAAATATAAAAAATCGGCACCAATTGACCGTGAATTATTTGAACAAATATTACCATTTTTAACTCCAACACCCACCCCATCTATAACACCGACTAACACACCGACTAACACACCTACTAACACACCGACGAATACACCAACAAATACACCGACTAACACACCGACAAACACTCCGACAAACACTCCGACTAATACACCAACAAACACACCTACACCGACAAACACACCTACACCTACACCAACACCTACACAGACAAACACACCTACACCAACACCAAGTCCAAACTATAATGCGTATTTACCTATTGAAGTTGCTGTACAATCTCCTCAAACATCCATGCAATGTGCTGTTTGGTATGCATATTTAGTGGGTCCTTATAATCCAGCTCAACCTTTCCCATTAGGTCAGAATTGGATCAAATTAGGTAATACTCAAACCATACAACAATGTAACACTTACACATCATTTGGTCAAATAGGTTTATTTACAGGACAATCTATATATATACAAATAAGAAACGCAGGAAATTCTGTGGTATTTCAAAATACATCTTTTGCCAACGGATCTGATCCTTGTGTTGTGTCCACAACATCATACTTTACAACAGGATTTTCATATGGAGGACCTGGACCTATAACTTTACCATTTAAAATCAAAATTGATGTTCCTTTTGTTACTGCTCCAAAACCATAATCATTAAATTACTATTTAGATATTTATATCAATAGTTAAATTATTAATATGGAAAATAATAATCAAAATCTAACGGTTTGGCAAAGGTTATCAAAGACTTTTGGTCCTGATTCTACATTAGGTCAAGATCAACCAGACTACAAGTTAGACAAAAAAGAACTTTTAAAAACACAAGATAAGGCCGAGTATGAAAGGGCCAAATTACAAAATCAACAATCCCTTTATTTAAGTACAAATTGGGCTAAGGTTGAAAATAATTTATACACCCAAGCGATTTATTATGAACCAACAAGGTTGGCATCATTCTACGATTATGAATCTATGGAATATACCCCTGAAATTTCAACAGCGTTAGACATTTACGCCGAAGAATCCACAACTCCCGATCAAAACGGATATATATTACAAGTTTATTCAGAATCAAAAAGAATTAAAAGTATATTGGTTGATCTATTTGTTAATGTTTTAGATATCAACACCAATTTACCAATGTGGATTAGAAACATGTGTAAGTATGGTGACAATTTTGTTTATTTAAAATTGGATCATGAAAAAGGGGTGACAGGATGTCTTCAACTACCCAATATTGAAATTGAAAGACTTGAAAGGGGAATTGACTCTAGAACATTTCAAGCGACAATTAACACAAATAGAAAGGCTCTAAAATTTGCGTGGAAAGCAAGAGACGCTGAATTTAATACTTGGGAGGTTGCTCACTTTAGACTTTTAGGTGATGACAGAAAACTTCCTTACGGAACGTCAATGTTAGAAAAGGCTCGTCGTATTTGGAAACAATTAGTTTTGTCTGAAGATGCGATGTTAATCTATCGTACATCAAGAGCACCTGAGAGAAGGGTGTTTAAAGTATTTGTTGGAAATATGGACGATAAAGATGTTGAAGCGTATGTACAAAGAGTTGCCAATAAATTTAAAAGAGATCAAGTTGTTGATAGAAAAACAGGTAATGTTGACTTGAGGTTTAATCAAATGGCGGTAGATCAAGATTATTTTATTCCTGTTCGTGATGCAACGCAAGTAAGCCCAATTGATACTTTGCCAGGAGCAGCAAACTTATCTGAAATTGCTGATATTGAATACATTCAAAAGAAATTAGTAACGGCACTTCGTGTTCCTAAGGCATATTTAGGGTTTGAGGAACCTGTTGGTGATGGTAAAAACTTGTCGTTGTTAGATATTAGATTTGCAAGAACAATCAACAGAATTCAAAAATCGGCAATTGCCGAAATGAATAAAATTGCAATTATCCATTTATATTTAATGGGTTTTGAAGATGAATTATCAAACTTTACATTACAACTTACAAATCCATCAAAACAAGCCGATCTATTAATGATTGATGTTTGGAAAGAAAAAGTAACTCTATATAAAGATATGGTTTCAGAGATTCCAAAATCAATTCAGCCAACATCAGCAACTTGGGCGAAAAAACATATATTTGGGTTTTCTGATGATGAAATTAAACTTGAATTACAACAAATTAGAATGGAAAGAGCGGTTTCTGCTGAACTTGACAATACCGCAACAATCATCACTAAAACAGGTATTTTTAACACCGTAGATAAACTTTATCAACCAGTGTCAGGAGGAACATCTTCCGCTGGATCTCCACCTGCAGAAGGAGGGGCACCACCTGCAGAAGGAGGGGCACCTCCACCACCGTCAGGCGGAGAACCACCAATTCCTGAATCAATTAAAAAAGATAAAAATAAATTAATATTAGAATCAATGGAAGATGATTTTGATGAAGATGAATTTTTAGACTTTCAAAAGATTAATAATTCTTTAGGCGATATGGACGACCAATTGTCAAAACTCTTAGGTGACTAGATATGAGTAAATTAGAAAAATTACCAAAAAAAAAATTTTAAATTTATTCTAAAAAGAATTTATGACGATATTGATCAATTTGGTCAAAATGGAGATTTAATGTCGGGAGATAATAAAAAAAATAAAAGATAAGATTGAAACTTTGTGAGGAAAACCAAAATCCATGTGAACCAACATCACATTAGGTCTAATAAAACAAAACATACTGACTTACCGGTAATCACAATCAAACAAGGAAGAAAAAACACTTATTGTAATGAGGTTGAAATACTTGGACCAAGTAGGATTGTTTACTGTGGAAGCGGAGATGAGAAACCATTGTTAAGTTGTGGTGCAAGAGTGGTAATAGAAACTGAAAGTGAAATAAAAATAATAAGTTGATATTTATTAGAAAATATAAAAAATGTTTGGAGAATTAAAATCAAAGATAGAGATTCAGTTAGTTGATTCTTATAAAAAAGAAAATCTTAAAAATAATCTTTTTGTTTTTGAGCAACTTGTATTAAAAAATAAAAATATTTCAAAAATATTTTTTCTTTATGACGAATTAAACGATAAGAAAGGATTGTCTGAGTCGGTTGTGAATGAATTTATTAACGAATCAATCACCGCATACGAAAATTTAATTAATAAAGTTAAACCTACTCATATTAAAGAATTAAATGCTTGGGTTGGTCATATTGTTTGTGAAAACAAATACAAAGAAATTGATAATTTATTTTCTACAAATATTTTAACTTTGGAAAGTAAAATTAAAAGTAAAAAAATTATTTCAGAAAACTTAAAATCAACCAAAGATGTTGAAAAAGAGATTATCAAAGTTCCTTTAAAATCTATGGTTAATGTTGCAAACAAAACCATTAAAAATTTCATATCTTCTTTGAGTGAATCTGAACAAAAAGAATTAAAAGTTATTTTGAACACATCAAAAGAAACTTTGATTGAAAACTACAATTCAGAAAAAGAAAGCGTTATTTCAAAATTAAATAAACAAAAAAATAATGAGTCTAATTCCGAGACTATTTCAACAATAGATCAAGTATTAGAAAAATTACAAACAGAATCGTTTTCAGAATTAAACTACTATAAGTTAAAACAACTTAACGAAAGTTTTTAATCTTTTTTAGATTTTAATTTTTGAATGTAGATCGCTTTTTTAGTTTCGTCTCTTTTAATTACTGATGGTTTTACAAATTCTTTTTTATCAAAAAGAATTGAGCTTTGTTTTGTTTTAATTACTTTACCTTTTAAGTTTTTTAAAGCTTTTTCAATATTACCATTTTTTACCTCCACAATTAACATAATTTCATCTTTGTTGATATAAATATAATAATTGATTACAATTATAACAAAATAAACAATTAGCGTATGAAAAAAATATATGAAAAAAGGAAAAACTGCCAAATTAACAGGGTATCGGACATTTAAATCACATTATGGGACAATAGACTCCCAAAACTTAAAATCAATTTTTATAAATATACAAACGTGGGTTGAACCAAAAGAAGACTTAGAAAATTGGAACCGAGTTGTATTAAACATGTCAAGATCGGTTAAACACACGGTTTTGGATAATATCAATAAAACCGTTTTTGACACCAAATTTATTGTTGATCTTGATTTAAGAACAAGCGGGATCCAACTAAATAAAAAATCATTTATGAATTTAGAAATAAATTTATTCTTATTAGAACCTATGGATTTTAAATCACCAAAATTAAAAAAACATGTAAAAAATCTAATCAAAAGCGTGTATGGGGATGTTTTAAACAAGAACAAATATTTCAAATGTTTTTTAACTAAAAATGGAAATATTAAACCCATAAAAAAAGAAACCGAAACTATTTAATATTTATATATAAAAATACTTAATGGAAAATTTAAAAATATTAGGACCAAGAGATTCAGGAAAGGGGATCCTTGTTGAGTATGACTCGGGATACATTGATCCAAATGATAGAAGAAACTTATCAATGATTAGAGAAAATCGTGATATGTTAGATCACTCAAAACCATTTGAGTTCTATGCTGTTCTTCAAAAATACAACACCCCAAATAGAAACGGAAGGATTTATCCTGAAAAGATATTAAAGCGTGAATCTGAAAATTATAAAAAAATGATTCAAAAAGGAACGGCTCTATCTGAGTTAAATCACCCTGAATCATCATTAATTGACTTAGATAGAGTATCACACGCAATTACCGACATTTGGTGGGAAGGTCCAGTACTTTTAGGTAAATTAAAATTACTTACAAGTCCAGGGTTTCACGAAAGAGGAATTGTTTCAACCAAAGGTGATTTAGCAGCAAACTACTTAAGACAAGGTGTGACATTAGGTATTTCTTCTCGTGGTGTGGGATCACTTAAAAAAGTGGGAGAACAAAATGAAGTCCAAGATGATTTTGAATTAATTTGTTTTGACCTAGTGTCATCTCCATCAACGCCAGGAGCTTATTTATTCACAGATAAAGATGATAGATCTAAATTTGAAGAGAACTTAGATGAGGAGAAAAAAATGAACGCCGAAAGACATGTTGGTGAAAACGGTAATAAATCACTTGACTTAATGAATAGATTATCCGATTATTTGAATAAATAATTAATTATGGACGAAAAATATTTTATCGCAAAGATCACAACCGATATGGTTGACACTGAAACTGGAAAAGTTAAAAAAATGAGAGAAGAAAAATTGGTTAAAGGGTTTTCACCCACAGATGTTGAGGCCAAAGTAACCAAAGTTTATGAAAATTACACTATGGATTGGAGAATCACTTCAATTAGTGAAAGTAAAATTGATGAGGTTATTGAAGGATAATAATCAATTAATTTAGTTTAAAAAGGGGGAGGGACAATAGTCTTTTCCCCTTTTTTTTGTTTTATTATATCAAAAAAACAATTTTTTTACTTTTTGATGATATTTATTAGAAAAATATTTTATAAAAAGTATGACAAATAACAAAAATGTAGTAGCAGACGCTCTTTTTCAAATCAAGAATTTGGAGGAGACTCTACAAGAAAATGCAAAAGGAATACTTCAATCTACAATGAGTGAAGAAATCAGACAACTAGTAAAAGAATCTCTTAGAGAACAAGATGAAGAAGAGATTGAGGATGAAGAACTGTCAATTGATGACGAAACTGAAATTGATGACGAAACTGAAATTGATGACGAAACTGAAATTGATGACGAAACTGAAATTGATGACGAAACTGAAATGGACGACGAAACTGAAATCGATGATGAAGAAACTATTGACATGACGGGAGCGTCAGACGAAGAAGTTTTAAGAGTATTCAAAGCAATGGGTGATGAAGACGGAATCGTTGTGAAAAAAGAAGGTGAAAATATTCATCTTACTGACGGTGATAACGAATACATGATCCAATTAGGTGAATCTGAAGAAGACACGGAAACTATGTATGAAATTGAAATGGACGAAGAAGATGACATTGAAGACGAATACATGGAAACTATGTATGAAATTGAAATGGACGAAGAAGATGACATGATGGAAATGGATGACATGGAAATGATGGAAATGGATGACATGGAAATGATGGAAATGGATGACATGGAAATGATGGAAATGGATGACATGGAAATGATGGAAATGGATTACGAAAATTTTGACTCAGTTATGGAATCCGTTAAAAAAGCCATTAAAGAAAAAGGTGTTGGAATCGGAAAAGGTCCTAAATTCAATTACGATAAAAAACCTAACATGAACGGAGGTTTCAATACCAAAAGAAAAGAAGCTTTTGGAAAAGGAACTAAAGCCATGGGAACAGGAAAAGCCAAATTTGAATATAAAGAAGGTATGAATATGGAAAAAGGATCTATGAAAAAAGTTGAGACGAAAGAAGCTTCAAGAACTTATGGTAATGGATCTAAAAATAATAGTAGAGGTTTAAGAAAAGCAAGAACAAACAACAGAAATTATGAATACAATCCATTTAAAATTTCTGAATCTACTGAAGTAAACTCATTGAGAGAGAAAAACGAAGAATACAGAAAAGCTCTTGATGTGTTTAGAACAAAGTTAAATGAAGTTGCTGTTTTTAATTCTAACTTGGCTTACTCTACAAGATTATTTACTGAACATTCAACCACAAAACAAGAAAAAATAAACATCTTAAGAAGATTTGATAATGTTGAATCTTTGAAAGAATCGAAAAATCTATACAAAGCCATTAAAAATGAATTAGGAAATGGTGTAAGTAAAGAAAACTCAATAAACGAATCAATTGAAAGAACTGTGAATAAATCTGTATCAACAGGTTCATCATCTAATTTAATTGAATCAAAAACGTATGAAAATCCACAATTTTTAAGAATGAAGGATTTGATGACAAAAATAAAATAAACAATAAATAATAAAAACCAAAAAAAATGGGAGCATTATTAGAATCAGGTCTTGTAGGTAACATCGGGTTAAAACACCTTAAAGTTATCAAAGAAGACACTATTAACAAATGGGACAGATTAGGGTTCCTTGAAGGTCTTAAAGGCCACCTAAAAGAAAACGTAGCTCAATTATATGAGAACCAAGCATCTTTCTTGATTAACGAAGCAACTTCAGATGGTTCTTCTAACGGAGCATTTGAAACAGTTGTTTTCCCAATCGTGAGACGTGTATTCTCTAAATTGTTGGCTAACGACATCGTATCTGTACAAGCAATGAACTTACCAATTGGTAAATTGTTCTTCTTTGTACCAAGAATCCAAGGATATTCAAACGCATCTTCAGAATATGCAAATCTTTATCCTAACTCAACACCAAATAACGGATCAGCGGGTGGTGAGCACTACGCACCAATTGGATCTCCTAATGGACCGACAGATGTAGGTGCTGGTTATCCACCATCAGGACCATATTCATACAAAAAAGACTTGTATGACTTGTTCTATGAAGGAAATGAGGCATCTTTAGATCCTCCAGGGTTGTTTGACTACTCTAAAGGTAAATGGACTGCAGTTACAGCAAACACAACTGTACAAGTATGGGCTGGTAGTAGCTTAGTTAATGCACCTTTAACATCGTACTCAGGAAACACAAGAAAAGTTATCATGAAACTTTGTGGTTTTGCTAACGCAGGTACTGGAAAACTTATCGGTCCTGATGGAAATGAAATGGATACAGAATCTTTCCTTTCTGATTTAAGAATTTATGGTACATCAGCAATTTCTGCAGAAACTACACCTTGTAATGTATTTACAAGTACTTATAATGGTCAAAGCGTATTTGTTCCTCTATTATTTAGAGTTGTTACACAAATCTATGGTCAAGGTATTGTAACACCTACAAGTACTAACACGGCAACTGTATTTGGTAACTCAGGTAATGCGACAGGTACAAACACTGGTGACGGTGGAAACTACAACAACATTTGTTCTCAAGATGGTTGTATCTATTTAGAAGTAGATTTATCTTGTCCAGTATGTGCTGATTGTGACGCAACATCATTAGATGGTTACACAGGAACTACTATCTATTCAGGAACATCAGGTGGTTCATTTTTAGCTTGGTATAGAAGATATGCTGAGATGGAATTTGAAGACCAAATTGGTGAGGTTTCTTTTGACCTTGAGTCAGTAACTGTATCTGTTACAGAAAGAAAACTAAGAGCACAATGGTCTCCTGAATTAGCACAAGACGTTGCTGCATTCCATAACATCGACGCTGAAGCTGAATTGACAGCATTGTTGTCAGAACAAGTAGCAGCTGAGATTGACCGTGAGATCCTTCGTGACTTACGTAAAGGTGCAGCATGGCAATTACGTTGGGACTACAACGGATGGAGAAGAATTAACGCTACTACATCTTACACTCAAAAAGACTGGAACCAAACTTTGATTACAGCGATTAACCAATTGTCAGCACAAATCCACAAATCTACTTTGAGAGGTGGTGCTAACTGGATCGTTGTTTCTTCTGAGGTTTCTGCAATCTTTGATGACTTAGAGTACTTCCACGTATCTAACGCAGCTCCAGATCAAGACCAATACAACATGGGTATTGAAAGAGTTGGAACATTATCAGGTCGTTACCAAGTTTACCGTGACCCTTACTTCCCACCAAACCAAGTTTTGATCGGACACAAAGGAACATCATTGTTAGACACAGGTTACATTTACGCACCGTATGTTCCTCTACAATTAACACCTACAATGTATAACCCATTCAACTTTACGCCAATCAAAGGTATTATGACCAGATACGCGAAAAAGATGGTAAATAACCGTTTCTACGGAAGAATTACCGTAGATGGTGTTAGAACATTCGACTTAAGAGAATTGAGATAATCTTAATATATCTTAAAAATACAAGGGGTAATGAAAATTACCCCTTTTTTTATTTATGGTAGAAAATTAAATGGACTATAAATTAATTCATCATATATTTATAGTATATGAAGAATCAAATTTACATAGATGATGTGATTAAAATGTATCAAGATGGTGGGGTCGGAACACACCAAATTGCAAAACATTTTAAAGTAGGACATAAAAAGATAAGTTCCATATTAAAGGAAAATAATATAGAAATTAAACCGAAAGGTGGTCAAATCAAAAATAATGTAAATTTAAAAATTGTAAAAACAAAAAAATACGAATCTGAAAATTGTAGTTATGTTGCCATTTGTAAGAAAACAAACATCAAGATAAATGATCCTAATAATTTATCGGGTAAATTAACAAAACATATATTAGAAAATTACGGAGATATTAATATTCCTCAAAATAATTACCAAAGAAAAAAATATGAAATAGAAAACGGTAAGAAGTGGTATGAAGAATACTTTGATATAATCCCACAAGAAAAAAAAATAACTCGTAAATGTTCTTTATGTGAATGGGAAACAACTGATATTAAAAATAAAACTGGATGTTTTGAGCAACACGTAAATAATATTCATAATATAACAATTGACGATTATCTAAGTAATTTTCCGACTGAAAAAATACATCATAAAAAAATTATAAAAAAAGAGTTATTAGATAATAAAGAAAATTTTGTAACATGTGTGTTGTGTGGTGAAAAAATGAAATCCATTACTAATACTCACCTTAAAAATTTACATAATATCAGTATTGAAGAATATAAACTAAATTACCCAAACTCAAAAATCGTATCAAAATCTACGTCAAAAAAATTAAGTGACTCAACAAAAATATTAAATCAATATTTAGAACCTACTTGGACATCAAAGGGTGAAATAGAAATAAAAGAGTTTTTGGAAAGTTTGGGGTTTGGGGTAGTCAAAGGAAAGGATAGGAAAATACTGAATGGTAAAGAAATTGATATAGTAATTCCAGAACTAAAAGTTTGTTTTGAATATAATGGTTTGTATTATCACACCGAGAAAATGGGTAAAACCTCACAATATCATCTTAATAAAACTATTGATTGTTCTATTATGGGGTATGAATTATATCATATATATGAAGATGAATGGATAATTAATAAAGAACTCACAAAAACTAAAATAAAACACATTTTGAATAAAAGTGAAGGTATAAGAATTGGTGGGAGAAATGTGAAAATTCAAAAAATAACAAAAAATTTTAAAAACTCATTTCTTACCAATTTTCATATACAGGGCAATGATAAATCAGATATTTTCTACGGTGCGTTTTATAACAACATAATGGTTGGTATAATGACTTTTAATCGTAAAAGAAATATGACCAAATCACAAACAGATGAATTTGAATTATCAAGATTCGCCACTAATCCTGACTATATAATAAGTGGGTTAGCATCAAAAATTTTAAAAACATTTATTAAAGAATATAATCCAAAAAGTGTTGTTAGTTTCGCCGATAGAAGGTGGACAATCAATCCCGATAATAATCTTTATACAAAATTAGGATTTGAACTAACTTCAGTAGTAAAACCGACATATTACTATTACAACTCAAAGATTAATAAATATAAAAGATTTCATAAATTTTCTATGGGAAAAAATAACCTAAAAAAGAAATATCCTAACATGGATTTTTCTAAAACAGAATCTGAACTAACTAAGGAACTAGGTTTTGATAGAATATGGAATTGCGGATTATACAAATATACATTATTTTGTTGATATACGTAGAAATTATATCCATTTCAGAAATAGGTGATGATGAGTTTGTAAAATGTTGGTCATTAGATAATTTACAACCTATGTGGGGTAAAGAGAATATTAGTAAATCAAATAAATTATTTTATTAAAACTCTAATTGATTTTGAGATGACTTCAGTTTCACCAATAGAAAAAGCACCTTTTCTATGTGCCGATTTAACGGCCTCAATTAAATAATATAATGCGTGTTCATCATCCATTGTTGATAATATCAACTCTAAATGATCTTCATTCAACAATTCAATTGTGTTAAATAAATTACCAAAATTTTTATTTTCTTCTTCCATAAGTAATTAATTAGATATTTATAATTATAATAAAATGGATCGTTTAAATCAAATCATTAGAAAAGTAATTAAAGAAGCCACAGGAGATAGTTCAGGTGGTAGAGGAAGTTATATTGCACCCATCCAACCCGGATTGAGGCCATGGTCTGAAGAATCTTTAAAACCATTTACACAATCAGTTTCAAAATATAAAAGTCCATTAGTTCAATATGATAGTTATGACAAAAGTTGGGATTTAAGAAGTGGTCAAATACGGGAATTAGAAAGAACCGCAGCTAAAATACAAGACTATATCAAACACAATCCATATTCAACATTTAGTGATAATGATGGGAATATAATTAACCAATATTTTGAAAATAGCAGAGAAGCTTCATTTAAAGAAAAAATGGAACCATATATTGAAAAGGTTCCATTTAATGAGTGGGTTGAGGTTGCCGACAAAGGTGTATTAAATGAAGACTTGGCGGTTTGGTTTGGTAAAAAGAAGAAGCCTAAGGGATCTTCTCAACCAAAAGGTCCTTGGGTTAACATTTGTCGTAAAGTTGACGGAAAACACCCCCCTTGTGGTAGAACGGATACAAGTAAGGGTGCATATCCTAAATGTCGTGCGGCTGGTGTTGCTAGTAAAATGTCTGATTCGCAAAAAAGATCTGCTTGTCAACAAAAAAGAAGAGCAGAGAAAAAAGATACTCAATCAGGTAAAGGTCAAAAACCTGTAATGACAAGTTATAAACCAAGAAAATAATTATTTTTCTTCTTTTTCTATTTTTTCTGTAAGTTTATTTAAAATATTTTGAAGGGAATTCTTAATATTTGATTTAACTTCTGTTTCGGTATTCACCCTTCGTTTTTCTGTTTCGGTGTCGTAAAGATAAGTTATTCTTTCATAATCACGAAGACTTAATTTAACATCATAATGAAAAATATGATTTGTTATTTCAACACGACCATAATCAATAATGATAAAGACATTTAACTTTTCATTAACAATAAATCTTTTTTGAGACATTGGTGCAATCATAAAATCACTATCTCTATGTGATATTAACTTAACACAAATTTTAAATGCGGTTTTTTCATGTAAATCAACTTCTTCATAAGTTTTCATGTTGTTTCTCATGTGTCGAGCCATTTTGACCTTAAATCGTTTGTAGAATCTTTTAAAGAATTTTTCCATAGTTAGTGTTTAGTTTATAACTACAAATATATGTGATAAAATCAAATAAAAAAAATTTTTAAAAAAAAAAATTAACATTGAGTAGGTTATTTTAATGTGATAGTTTCATACGAACATGACCAACCTTTGTGTTGTTTTAAATGTCCTTTACCAACTCTTTGCAAAGCACTATCACTTAGATTATTTAGTAAACAAAAATTTCTTAAAGAAATCACTCTTTTTTCCATTTACCTCCTTTTGAATTGTAACGTTTTACCGCAGCTCCGTTACAATATGCACTAGGACAAACTTCGTAACGTTGTTTTGCCCAAGCTAGAGATTGTTGCCATAATTTTTTATTTGTTGCAACATTTTTCTTTTTTCTTCCTTCAGACATCATCATATCATCAGAATGATTTTCTCCTTCCTTTTCATTCATTAGAAAATCAAAAACTTGATCCATGTTGTTTTTGGCCTCAGCAATGTGATCTTGCGCCCAATCGTGACCATTTTCTAAAATGTCCTCAATCATAGATTGGTCAAAATCTAATAATATATCACATTGTCTTCTCATTTGTTCTAAATTTGAAAAGAACATATATCTTGATGAATTTTCTTCTTGAGTTTCTTTAATAACTCTTCTAATTATTGAATCTAAATTTCTCATATTATTATTTATTTAATTTTAAACTTTACGAATATAATCCGTTTTGTCCTCCTAATTGTATTGCGTTTCCTTGAGTTACTGAATTTCCATATAAACCAGTCCATACCGGATGTGGAACTGAAACCGTAGTTGCTGTTCCTCCTGAATAACAAGGATCGCAGATAACACAACTATCACCAATTGTATTTGCTGTTGATGGTATACTTTGAAGACATGAAGAACAACTATCAAATAACATTCCTACGTAATTTGAAGTACTCACAGGTCCTGCTGATCCAATAAGTGTTGCACAATATGTAATTCCCGTAGTGGGGTCTATTCCCGAAGTGGGGTCTATGATTGAATATGTGTTTCCTGTTATTAACGTTGATCCACCATCTTCAGCTTTTATAATAACACCTGGTTGAAAACACAATTCAAAATTTTGTACTGCCATAATATTTTATTTTATAAATATCTGTTTATTCTGATTTAACATTTACAATGAAGAAATTAATTTGTTGTTTGTAAACATTAACCTGACCTGATGTTGTGACTTTTATATCAACAAAATATTCATTTGGTATTTTATCTCTTGTGTCAAAAATAAAATAATATTCATTTGGAGTTCTATTCAACATTGTCCAGTCCTGAACTATGACTTCTGTCGTTCCTTCTTTAACATAAACTCTATATTGACCATCAACATTCGGAAGTTGTTTATTTGTGGTGTAAGCTTGTTTGATAATCACCCCAACTTTTCTAATGTCTGTATTTAAAATCTTTTCATTTTGTTTTAATCCGTAATAAGAAAATCCATATTGTGCGGGATCATTTGTATTTGTTCCAATTTGAATTGATTTTTTAAATGGATATACAATAAATTCATTAACCTGATTTGGTAAATTGAAACCATTTAATTCTATATTTGACCACGTATCAGTAAATGTGCATGGTGTTTGATAACCAATTAATGGTGGAATTGTTATTTCATAAACACCTTTTGTTCTTAAACAAGATTGAAGATTTTGAAGTCCTGAAATTGGAGTTCCTTGTGAATTTGAAATTGAAACCAATGGAGGTTGATCTAAATTTTTAAAATCTCCATCTTCATAGATATATAGATATAATTTATTAGACCTACCCATAGAAAAGTTATTTCTATCATCTTCAATTAAATCGTCGTAAGTTGTAAGAAGATATGGTTCATAAAAAGTTTGAGTATGTCTTGTGAAGAAACCAACTGAATAAGATCCTGTGGTTCCTGATAAATTTTCAACTTGAGGTAAGTAAGCAATTCCCCATCCTGTTGGGTTTTGAATTACTCCAGTTAAAACATCATTAATTTCTTGCGTCATATCAAATTCAATATCCTCATTTCCAAATTCAAAATGTTGTATATCCACAATTGTAATTGCTGAAAACGGAACCAAACCACCATTTGTATTGTCGTATATCCCCATTTGTTGCCAATTATTAATTGTTGTTGTTTGAATCCAATTTGAGGGTCTGTCTGAGTATGCTCTATTTGGTCCTAAAACATCAGGAACATCATAAAAATCGTAACCAACACCTTCATCCCAATATTGTGGAAACAAAGGATCAAAATTAACTGGAGGTATTCTAAATAAAATTAAATCAAATGATGTTGCCCTTAAACTTCCATCGGGCATTGATGTGTTTAATAATTCTTCGTTAAAAGATGAAGAATTTGTCATTTTTAAAACATGAGTTATTACACTATTTTGACAATCTGTTGAAATTGTTCCGTTTGCGATTTTTTCCCTTAATAAATCTAAGTTTAAATCGAAAATAAACCTTGAATAACCAATTGGGTTTACAAGTCCGCCATCACCATAATAAAGTTGCATTACAGGGTTTCTACCTGTATTTACATAACTATTATATACGATTGTGTTGTTTCTACTAAAGTAGGAGTTATTAATTGACATTTATTTTTTCTTTATAAATATCAATTAATTCTAATATTTTGATTTAATATTGAATTATCTGCGTCTTGAAGAATTTTGTTGATTTCATCTAATTGTGTTCCATCAACTCCGATTGGAATTGGTGCTTCATTTATGTTATGAACATGTGACCCTAAAAATCTAACAATTAATGTTAAAAGTTTCATTAATTCGTTACCTCTAACCATTGGGTCTGTATTTGGTAATATATTCTGTGTGAAATACTCTTGCTCAATACCATACAAAGTTTCTTTTGGTTGTAGGTTTATTTTTGATTTAGAAGGTATGTCTGTTTTATGAGAAAGAAAATAAATAAAATCGGACGCCATGGTTCCGTATGAAACAGGATTTGGTTTATAAATGCTTTGTTTTAATGAAATTTTATCAGAACTTAATTGTTGACCAACAATATTTTTTGACCATACCAATACACTTCCAAATTGTTTATCTGAAGGTAATAATTTAATTTTTTTAAAAAAATTATTGACCATATTAAAATCTGTGGATGCCGAAGATGATAATTTATCAATATTATTTTTTGTTGGTCTAAAGTAAAATGGAAATTGTTTTTCTAATCTTGAATCATTTTCTAATGGAAATTGGGTATATCCATCAACATTAATTTTTCCATTATTTACACCATTTATAAATTGGTTGATAATTTTAACCCCCTCATCTTGAGTTTTACCGGTAAATTCTAATTTATATTCAACACCACTTTTATATTGATCAAGTGGTGTATTCATATTAATTTCTGTGCTTTTAGTTTTATCTTTAGGTAGTAAAGAATAAAGTGATATATTCCCATTATAGAAAGTTGATCCTGTTGTTCCTCCTCCAGATGTGAACCCTGTAATTTGAACTTCACTTGTTATTTCCCACTCTATTAGTTTTTTAACTAATTGTGATTTATTGGAAAACAATGTCTTTTTAATCGGATCAAGTTGTTTTTTTTCTAAATCAAAGTTTGATATTTGTAAAAATCCTCTATTTTGTCTTGGTGTTGGTAAATTAAAGCTAGAAGTTTGTGTTGGTATATTTTTTCCTGCCCTTATTAAAACTTCGCTTTCTTTTACAATAACATCTGAAGTTCCTCTACCCAATAATGCATTATCCCCTGGTTCTGGATATATACCCTTAGATTGACCTTTAATTTCCAAACTTATTGGATCTTTAATGTTATTTGCTTGTTTTAAAAAAACTCCACTAGCAAGCATTGATTCTGAATTGTGCCAATTTTCAAAATTATTATTTTGTGGTCTTGTTATTGGCCCTTGTATGTAAAATTTGGTATTATCGTTTACCTGTGTTTTATTATAATAAAATATGTGAATATATTCATCAACTTCAGGTACTTGACTAATATAATAAGGTAAAAGAGGTAAATAAATTATGGGGTCTTTTTCTGTCCAAATATCTTTTTCTGGATCCCAATCTTCAGGTAATAAAGCAGATTCGGTCTCGCTAATTGGAATTGCCCTAACTCTTCCAAGCATCAAAGGATCTTGATTATTTATTACAAATCCCTGAAATATAATTTTATCTTCACTCATTTTATTTTAATTCTATCTGAATATTCTTTATGTAATAAATTATAAGTGTTTTCTAATTTATCTAAATGGTGTGTTAGTTTCAGTAAAGACTCTTTAGTCATTTTAAAATCTTCTTGTATAAAGTCCATCGCCAATTGAAGATCTTTATTTGACCTTTCTTTATGTTCTTTAATTATCAGAAGTATTTCTCCTGCTTTTATTCTTTTTTCGTTAATGTTAAATGAATTTTCCATATGAATCTTTTGGTCTTGTAATGCCTGCTGGAGTGATTGTCAATGGACCAATTCCAATGGCAACTTTTCCGTTTTCAGCGATTTCTTGAGAATTTCCATCAATCATTGCTTTAATTGATGCTAAAAATTTATTTGGGCTCCCGTCAGGCATAGGACCTGTTGGGACCCCCAATTCTTGTAGGTTTTGTACGGTATTTAAAAACGATCTTGTTGGTGAATATCCGTCTAAAAATTTTGCAGATAATAATAAAGGTAATGGTAAATCAGCACCTGATTCTTTTAATGCGTCCAACTTTTTTTTAATCCCAATATTCAATAATTGTAATAACTCATCTAAAACGCTTTTACATTCTCTAAAATCTTTTACAATTTGTATTAGTGCTGGAAGTATTGCAACAATTGATAATATCATTTGATATTTTTTCTTCTTTTTTTCGTCCGTAATATCTTTTAATAATAATCTAACAAGAGCTTTTATTTCTTTTTTTAATTCTTCAAAAATTGCTTTGGTAAAAACCGCCGCTACTTTAGTTAAAAACTCATTAAAGAAATTTTTAAAAATTTTTTGAAAATCTTTAATGTTATTGATTTGTTTAAATATTGGTTGATTTAACATCCCTGCGGATATCATAATTGGTAAAATTGTTTTAGGTGATAAAACGGTATTAACTAACGCTTTAACAAATTGTGTGAAGAATCCAGAATCAACCGATAATTTGTAAGTTGGGTTTTCATCAACAACCGGATAAATAATACCTAAGGCTGCGTTAATTTCATTAACATCTGATGTGTCTTCATTAAATTGTAAATCATCTAATGCCGTTAATACAGCATCTAAATTCATCGGGATTTTTACATTATCACATTCTTCAAACTCAACGACCCCTAATTTTATATCAGAAGTTATTTGATCAATAACTCTTAAATCAATATCATTAAATTCGTAAAATGATTCATCCACATTATCAATTTCAGAAACTTTTGATGTTCCACCTACATTTATTTCTTTATTTGAGTCGGAACAAAGTCCCAATATTCTTTGCATAATTAACAAAGATTTTTGTATTACATCTAATTTTAATTTTCCGTCACCTCTACCAAATGAAATTGCTCCGGTAACATAATCAACTAAGTTGGTAAAAAAAGTTTTGTAATCTAAAATATCAATAGTACTATAATAATCATTTAAAAACTCATCTACCGTTGGAAAATTAATTCTTGGTTTTAGATCTACCTTAAAAAAACTTCCTTGAATTGTTTGTGTTGTGATTGGGTCAACATAGTTATCAACATATGTTATGTCAAAAAGATTTTGTTGTGATGTTCCTAAATAATTATTTCCGGCAACAGCGGCAAAAGGTTGATTTAAGTTTTGAGTTCTATCATACAATTCTCTATTCATAGAATAAGGAAATGTGTTATATGTTGAAGCACTTACTTCGTAAAATAATTTACCAATTCTGTCATCGGTAGATAATTCAAGACTACCAAATAAATCAATAGATTTAACAGGAATATAATAAGTTGTGTTAAATTGATATCCTTGAACATTACTACATGCTAACGCAGATTTAACATTTTCAATAATTAAATTCTTAATTTCTGGTTTTATTTTTTTTAATGAATTAACAAATACTCGTTTTATTACGGTATCTGTCTCAAGACCAGCACCTTTAATTTCTTTTAATTGTTTAATTAATTCGTCAGTAAAAGTTTTGGTAGTTGCGGTATGTTTTTTCCTCCATTTAACAAAATCACCTAATTGATTAGAAACGTATTTATTTGCCGTTTCTTGAGAACTACCAGCTTTCTTTTTTAAATCTTCGTAATCTTTTTTATATTGTTTATAAGTTTTATAAACATTTGTTTTTTGACTCGCTTTTTTTAATTCATCATTAATATCAACTGCCATGTCATGTTATTTTTTCATTTTATATGTACCATCGTTATTAATGTCTTTTTTTAATAAGTTTTGAAACGTTTCGTCGTCAAGTTCTAAATCAGACAATTTAAAATCTTCTTCTTTTTCGGTATTTTTTTGCCACATTTGTGATTGTAATTTAGAAAGAGTTAATTTTTTCTCAACACAATCATTAATAATTTTTTGTTGTTTTTCAATAACAGGACCGATAAGAGTCATATCTTCAGGTTCTTTCATCATTGTTAACATTTTATTTTGTATTCTGATTGCGGTATTTCTTTGTTCTACAAGTTCATTATAGATTTCTTGCATCAAAGATAACATTGATTCTTTACTTAAATTAATTTCTTTTTTTGGAGGTCTTGGCATAATTATTAAATATTAAGTTTTAACTAATTCTTGTATCAAATCAAAATATAATTTTTTATATTTTTTTATTGAATTTCTAATCTCTTTTGTTGAAAGATTTGTCATTTCTCTTAATTCAAACAAAATAATATTTTTATTAAATTTATTATTATTTGTATCAGGAAAAATTGTCCCATAGTTTTCAAAAAGATCATAGATTGCCGCTCCTAATTTATGCTCTTGGGCACTGATATCAATACTATCAATATCTTCTTTTAATTTTTCTAAAAATTTTTTTATAACATATTCCGAGCTTAATGTGTCTTCATCTATGGTATATGACATTTCTTCTCTATTACATAAATCAGAAGAAATATCTTCATACGATATTTTTCTATTCATTTCTTTTTGGTCTTTCATAATTTGACCCATAAGATAATTTTTACAAATAGTTCCAAAATAAGAATATGCCTTTTTTTCTTTTGATGGTTTGAACTTATCTATTTTTGTCATAAGAAACGAATGTGTGTCTACATGTATTTCTTCATAGTCCATGTCTTTTCTGTATAATTTATATCTTCTAATTATTGAAGATATCATCTTATCTAAAGGCTCTTTTAAAAACTCGTTGTAAATCTTATTTTTTTCTTCGTAAGATTCGGCGATTAAAAAATTCCTAACCGCCGTTTCTTCTCTTTCGTCAAAATAATTATTAGATGTTGGTTTTCTACCTTTCTTTTTCTTTTCAACTAAAATCTCTGTTTCATTATTGGACATTAAACTTCTTGAGATTCGTAATTTATTTCTCTTTCAGTTGAAAATAAGTATTCTTTTTTTGCGGTCTCAATCCAAAATCTAGCTTCATCTTGGTTCATTTTGTTTTCACCATTTTTGTAATTCCAAAAAATTGATCCTTCTCTTAAATTCATATGTTTATAACCAATTCTTGGAATTGTCATAATGTTTGCTGAATTGTGAGTTAAACGTAAAAGTAGTTCATAACCAAAAGTTAATTTTAAATTTGATTTCATCCCACCAATTTCTTGATATTTTTCTTTTTTGAAAACCATACCTGACGTTTGGAAGTTTTGAAATGTTTGTAATGTTTCATTTGTTAAAATACCAATTTCAGAAGATATATTAGCCGCAAATGTCGCCTCATTTGTAAATCCAGCGAAAACTAGTTTTTCATCAACGTCAACAACAATTGGTAAAAACACATGAACATCTTTATAAATGTCCATATAATTAAGAGCATTTTTAAACCATATATTTGAGTATTCATCGTCAAATTCTAATATAGAACACCAATTAGAATTTGCAATGCTTACACCATGATTAACTTGTTTAGCAAAATTAGGTTCTTGATTCCAAGACTCTAAATTTACTGTCATACCACTGAAATCATATTCGTTTAAAAAAGTGGTTAAATATTCTTCAGACCCATGAACGATTATTAGTTCATTTAGATTATCGTTTTGATATCTTACTGATTGTATACATCTATCAAAGAAGTCGACAAACCCGATAACTTTACCTGTTTTTATAGGTAGGATGACTGATATTGTGTTATTTGTGCTCATAATTATATTGTTTCAAATTTAGATAGTTGATCTTCGAAAGACTCAATGCGTTTTTCGAATAATTCTGAGAATAAAGAAATTGTATCCTCTTCAAATTTTTCATTTGTTGGAATGGAATCTACCGTGATTTTCATTCTTTCAAAAAGTTCAGGATTTAAATTATCCTCTAACCAATTTTGGATGAAGTCTGATAACACATCAACCATTATTGTTTTGTTGTTTACCCATAATCCATTATCTTCATTCATCCAAGAAGGGACAATATCAGGAACCAAACCTAAAACAGGAATTCCCATTTTCATAGACTCAAGTGGAAATGTTCCGTAAGAACTTGTTTGGTCAATCCAAATAGAAATAAAACTATCTTTCATTCCTTGTGCAAATTCATTTTCAGAAAGACTACGAAGGTCTCTAAAACTTATCCATCTATATTGAGGGAATTTAACATAAAAAGTTTTAATTAAGTTTGCGGTGTCTCTTTGGTCTCTTGTGTGGATATTAATAATTGTTTTTGGTGGGAATTCATTTTTTTGGAACCCTTCAGAAATTGCCGGCTCTATTACATCAACAGATACGCTTCTCATTACCGACTCAATTAATTCTTTTTGTTTGTTTGATGTTGTGATACATTTGTAAAAACCTAATTGAGACCATGATTGTCCAGGTTGTAAAGTCTCAAAGATGTGATCAAACGCTTGTGACAAAACAATTTTTCCACAAGGAAGTTTTGTTATTTGATCCATAACAAACCCATATATTTCGGGTATAATGATAAGATCATCAGGAGAAATCTCCAAACTTGTTCCCTCAATTGGTCTGTGCTCAAGTTCAGTCATATATGTTTCATCTAACCAAGATGAAACGCCAAAGTATTCAGGTTTTTCATGTAAGATAATTGCGTTATAACCCGCTCTTTTTAAAGTAATTGCCATTTGATAGATATATCTAACAGATGCTTTTGCATTTCCTTTTGTGTCTTGGACCATAAAATAAATTCTTGAAAGTTTTTCTTTCATATTATTTATGGACTTTTCTAACTTTTCGTAATTTTCAGTGCTCATAATTTTTTTATAGTTTGTTTATTATGTTTTTCATTAATAATGAATTGAAAGATATCTTAAAAGGAATAGTTAATTCGCTATTAGCGGGTCCTAATTTTTCATCAACGGGTTCAGACTCAGTTAAAATTGTGTCTATCATCATTTTAATTAGTTCGTATTTTACCAAGTGTATTTGAGACTCACCACTCAAACTTGGTAGTTCTACTTGTTTTTCGATGTTATCGATGTCTATGTAATAGTTTTCTCCAAATAATTTAAACATTTTGTTTTATTGTTTTTATTGTGTTATTAAATTCTGACAGTGAAAAAATTTCATATTCAGATTTAATATGTTTATTGTAATCAGTGACGTATTTAACAACCACTTTTCCTTTGTGTTTATCTAACAATAATATAGGATCCGCAGTAAGTAAAATATCTACTTGATCCCACATAGATTCTTTTGTTATTTCGCTAAAGAAAAATATCTTTTCTAATAAACATCCAAATTTAGATAGAAAGAATAATGATGATGGTTTTGATTTACCGATCTCACTTGAAACGATTAACAATTCATTCTCATCTCTTAACTCAAGATACAAATCGTTTAACATGTTAAATGTTGCCATCTCCGTTGATGGGGCGTGACCAAATAATTCCATTGAATATTCCTCATACATAAATGAAAATAATTCCTCACTATTACGAAACGCAAAATGTTTGGTCAAGTCTAAAGAGTCAACGTCGGTTAGTTTTTTATATTCAAAAGGAATTATATCGGACACCTCCAATTCAGTGTTTCCCGATATGTCCACATAATATGTTTTACCTACATACCCATTTGGATCACTTTCAATTAAGTGTTTTTCATATAATTGTTCAAATTTTCCTATAGTATCTCTCAATACTCCGTTAATATCAATTCCTATTCTATTTGTCATATAATTTATGATAATTTTATTTTATTTTTAGTAAATATTTTAATAAAAAGAAAGATTGGGATATTTATATATATGGTAGAAGAAAACAAACCAAAACGTAAACAATGGACAGAATATGAAATTCGGTATTTATCCGAACATTTTTATAATATGTTTAATAAGGATTTATCTTTAAAATTAAATAAGTCAGTAATCTCAATACAAAATAAGGCAAATAAGTTAGGTCTAAGTAAAAGCTCCGAACACATATCTAAATGTATTAGGATACGAAATAAAATGGTTGGTAGAGACTTAACCGATGATTTCTTAAGAGACGAAGCTCTTAAATATAAAAGTTTATCTGAATTACAAAAAAAAGATTCGTCAGTTTATTCATCAATCCGTAAAAAAGGTCTAATTAAAGAATTTTGTTCCCATATGATAAGTAAAAATTTTAGTATACCACAAATTATATTAAAAAATATAATTAAAAGTCTAATAACCAATAATATAAACTATAATGATAGAAACATTATAAAACCATATGAGATTGATGTTTATTTACCAGATTTTAAAATAGGGTTTGAATATAATGGTAAAGGTTGGCATAATAATAATATTAACGATGTTAAAAAACAAAAAATTAGTAAACAGAAAAATATAAATTTAATCGTAATTGAGGAAAGAAATAGAAACTATGTTGATGACATCAAAACACAATTAAAAGAAAAGATAATGGAGGTTAATAAACTTTGTAATTTACAAATAACAGAACGTGAAATCGATTCCGTTATTGTTGGGGATTATTATTCTGAAATATATTCAAAGGAGGATTTAAAAAAAATCTCAGATAAGTATTTTTCGTTTAAAGATTTTTATAATAATGAAAAATTAGCATATGTTAAAATATCAAAATTAGGGTTAATTGATGAATATACTTCTCATATGTGTTGTCGTAGAAAAAAAAGAAACTTGATTGAGGTGGGTCAAATTATTAATAAACATGTGTATTTACTTGATTTGATTACTTATGATTCATCGACCTATCAATTTATTTTAAAGAATAAATTAAATCATTTAATTAGTCATTTAAAACGCAAATAGTTAATATTCCGTATCATATCTTTTCAGTATCTCAATAATAATTGGGTTCCTAACGACATCATCGATATGAAATTCAAACATACCAATTTTATTAACACCATTAAGTCTAACCACCGCATCATATAGACCAGATAATTCTTTTTTCTTAAACTTATCAGATTGATCAACATCGCCTGATATAAAAAATTTAGAATTAAATCCAATTCTGGTCAATAACATTTTCATTTCAGCGGTTGTTGAATTCTGACTTTCTTCAAAAATCAAAATCATATTATCAGCATTGAATCCTCTAAGGAATGATAGTGACATAATTTCTAAAACGCCACTTTCCTCTAGTTTAGTAGTTGCTTCCTTACCAATTAACTTATCTAATAGGGATAATGACGAATAAACATATGGACCCATTTTTTCCCTTAAGTCACCAGGTAAACTACCTAAAGATGATGAACTACTTTCAACCGCGGGTCTTACAATCATAATCTTCTCATATGAGTTAGTTGGATCTAATAATAAATCAATTGCGGCTTTTAGTGAAATATAGCTTTTTCCTGTACCGGCAGGTCCAGAACAAATCGTAATTTCATTCTCCATTAACTTATCGTAATATACTTTTTGACTGTTGGTTAAAAACTTGGTTTTTTGTTTTCGTTTAATTATTGAATTAATTAAATCTTTTTTTGAAAAAGGTTTAGAATCTTTAGTCTCCAATTTAATTATTGGATCTGGTTTTTTTCTTATTGCCATATTTTAATTAATAAATCTTTTTTTACTCTCTCCATCATAGATTTTTTTTCTAAGGTTTGTTGTTGAGTAATTATGATCACGTTTATTGTATATAATTCTAATACCCCTTTTTTGGCAAATACTTTTTGCTGTATAATTTTTGTCTTTATAATCCTCACCAATTATTCTAACATCTAAATCCAAAGAACTAAAAAGTTCCTCTAGTTCTTCTTCATCGTTGTAGGGGATTATCTTATCAACATATTTAACCGCATCCAATTGCAAGTATCTTTCTACAAGAGATTGGATTGGTTTATTTTTTTCTTTTCTATCTATTGTTGGATCGTTTTGTAATGCACATATTAAATAATCGCAATGTTTCTTACATTCTTCTAACATAATAATGTGACCGGTGTGTAGTAAATCAAACGTGCTACAGGTTATTCCTACAATTTTATTATTTTCCATAATATTCTAACCAAAATTCAATCATTTCATTTAACATTGTTTCAAATGTGTACTCAGGTTCCCACCCCAATTGGGATCTAATTTTTGTTGAGTCACCTTTCAAATAATCAAGTTCTTCAGGTCTTATAAATTTTTGATCCAAACTTATATATTTTGTATAATCTAAATCTAATTTTTCAAATACATACTCAACCATATCCCTTACTGAATGTGTAACCATTGTTGAAACAACAAAGTCATCAGGAACATCGTTATTTATAATTAAATGCATTGCTTTGACATAATCTTTTGAGTGACCCCAATCACGGTAAGAATCCAAATTACCTAAAACTAATTTATCGTTTAACCCAAGTTTAATTTCAACCGCGGTTTTAACAACTTTATTTGTAACAAAATTTGATCCTCTTCTTGGTGATTCATGGTTAAATAAAATACCATTTGATGCATGTAATTTATATGCTTTTCTGTAGTTTCTTACAATATTATATCCAAACACTTTTGAACAACCATATGGTGATACTGGTGTCATAGTTGTTGTTTCTCTTTGGAACCCATCCCCATCAACTGAGCTGCCAAACATTTCTGATGAACTCGCTTGATAAAATCTGGATTGTGGACAAGCCCTTCTATATGCTTCTAAAATGTTAATGACCCCGATTGCGTTTGTTTGAACAGTAAATTGTGGGATATCATAACTAATTCTAACGTGACTTTGAGCTGCCAAATTATATATTTCATCTGGTTGTATATCACTTAATAATCTTTCTAAACTACCTTGATCTAAAAGGTCACCATAGTATATGTGTAATTTATTTCTAATTTCATCGGTTAATCTACTTTGTTGGTTTTCAGGAACTGAATTTCTACGAATAATACCATGAACTTCATAACCTAAATCTAACAAATATTCAGATAAGTAAGATCCGTCCTGTCCGTTTATCCCTGTAATAAATGCTTTTTTCATTTGTTTTTATTTGTTGTTTATTTATTAAAAATTTTCATTTGTGTTAAATCGGGCCAATCATTAACTGACCATTTTTTAGGTACTGTGTTAATTGCGTTCTCTAATTTTTCTAACCCTAACTTTGCAGTTTCAGGTGTCATATAATAATGATACCCTATTGTATCAATATTTTGGTCTCTCCAAGGAATATTAGGTAATCTACCATCATAAGACATTTTCTTTAAGATAAGATAATCTTCCTCATTATCAAGTAAAATCACTCCACCCCTACCTAATGAAAGATGTTTTTGATATTGGAAGCTGACACACATAAATGTGTTAGGGATATAACTATCTTTTCTCCATAATACCGCAGCATCAATAATTATCTTATCCCCATAATTTAACGTATAATAATCTTCCCACTCTTCATCTCTCCATTCTCTTTCTAATCCCATTTTTTCGGCTAAAAATGGAACAGATAGGTATGTTCTTTTTGGTACGGATATCTTTTTTTCTTTAGTATATCTCAAACATAACTCAATTCCATGAGTACAACTATCAACCGCAATTGCGTATTTAGACCCAAAAAAATTAGAAATACGATTTTCAAATTCGGAAACAACATTAAAATTCATTTTTTATTTTTTTAAATTTTGTATCACAAAAATAAATTTTGAGAATATACCTCCCGCCGATACGTTTAAAATAAATCTATCCATTTTTAAGTAATCTTTTTGATAATTATATTATTTTGTTACCTTCCATTTCTTTTGTTAACACCTCAGGATTACTCTTACAAACTCCCAATTCTTCGGTATCACTAATAAAGGTTTTAAAAATGTAGTCCTCCGCATGAGGAAAGTCAATGGATCTTTTAAAGTTATCTATTACCGCATCCATTTTACTATAATAAAGTTCAAATGACAGATCTTCAATTTTAAAATTGTCGTCTAATATTATTATCCCATCCGTATTAAAGTAATCGCCAATATTACTAATCCCATAATAAATTGGAATCGTTCCTGTCATAAAACAATCTGTAATTTTTTCCGTAAACATATTTGAATATGTTGCGTTCTCCATTGCAAATGAAAAACAATAATCTTTTAGCCCATCTTCTTTATTATTTATGGGGTTATAACCTCTACTAAAATGATCACATTTATTGGAAAATTTTTTAATAATTTTTTGCCTATAAATGTGTTCAGAACACATGGTTTTGTTTGATGCAATCATAGAAACCAATTTAGTTTTTGGATATATTTCACCGTGAGATAAAAAAGATTTGGCACTACATTGTGTAAGTTGGAAAATATCCGATAATTTAGATAACTCAACGTCGTGAGTAAAAACTTTTTTAAATTTATTTTTTAAAAGTTCAATATTTTTTTCTACCCAATTATATGTATTCGGGGTAATTGTTTTTGATTCGCATAACCACCCATAGTTTTTTGTCTTTGGATTAGTTGGGGTGTGTAACCCATTATCAATGTGTATTGATATTGGTGCCGACCCATCTTTTACCCACTCAACAAATTTTGGAGGTAAATCATTTGTTGATATGGTGTGTTGAAAACATCCACCAACCATATTAATTTTAGTCTTCATTATATCCTAATAATTTAGCATTTTCAATAATCCTTGTTGGGTTTATTTTTTTAACCAAAATAGCTGGGTTACCCTTATAAACACCCCATTCTTCAGTGTCTCCAATCAGTAAACTTCCGGCGGTTAATAACACGCCTTTTCTAAGTGTTGATCCTGGTAAAACAATCGCATTTGTCCCAATATTTGAAAATTCCTCCATTACAACAGGTTCAATAATTTGAGTGCCTTTTAATTCATTTGGGATCATTGCTCCAAATAATCCACTATCATCAAATCTATCTGACCCACAAATAATTCTAGCTCCGGCCATTATATTATTAAATCCTTTTGCGGTAAAAGAACTATTTTTACCTCCAATAATTGTAACATATGGACTAATATGGACATAATCGCCTATTGTTACATTTGTTGAACAATAAACACCTTTATCAATTGCAACGTGCGAACCGATTATTAGCAAATCTTGTTTTGACACTACATCATCGTGAACAATAACATCTTTACCTGTTATTTTCATTATAATAAATCTTTAAATTTAGAATTAATCATTTCATCAATGTTAACCTCATTTGATTTTGTTTTAAACATGCCAGAGTTTAAGTGAATATTATCAATTGAATAATAATTATCGTAGTTGTTCATATCACTAACAATGAAATGAAAAAGTGTTTTAAATTCAAAATTTTTAATTTTAGACATTTCTTCTAATTTGTCATTAAATAATTGTGTAATTATATTTCTTTCATTTTTGGTTTTATAACTCATAGCCCCATTTCCTTGTATGCTATTATTAGAACCTGAAGGTATTGGACCCCAAACACCTACTTTATACCCTGAATTTATAAAATGGTCTAAAAATAAACAATATCTATCAACACATTCTATAACAACATCTTCATATGTTCTATTATTATTATCGGCAACAAACCCTAAATGACACCTAGCATCAATTTCACCAAAAGAAAAGAATATATAATCCGAATTTTTGTTTATAGGGTTAGACAATAAAAAACTATCTATTTGTGAAATTTTTTTTATGTTTTGATATGCCGTTGGTGCCGTCAGCCACAATTTAACATATGAATCATTAAATGATTGTACGTGACTATCTCCTACTAAATAAATCATAATTTTTTATTTTTTACCCCATGATTCCCAAACAAATGGATAATCAAAATTTATTTTAAATTCATTATCCAATAAATTATTACGGATTTTTTCTCTTCTTTCTATATCACCCTCAATCCCCAAATGAAATTGGATTTGTATGTTTTTAAATTTGTTAATTGATCCGGTTGATATCATATTTTCTAATAATGGATATTCGTCACCCTCAATATTAATCTGAATTAGGTCAACATACTCTAACCCAAAATTATTTAATATAGTGTCAATTGTGTTAAATTTAACATTTACCCCATCCCCATTAATTAAATTAGATGATGACCCATCTCCACCCATATAAATAACCCCATCTTTATCTTCAATACCTGCACCAACATTTAATAATCTTACTTTAGGGTTATTTGCGAATTTGGATACCATTCCATCATAAAAACTATGTATTGGTTCTAAGATATAAACATTTGGATTATATTTATCTACCATTTGTTGTGCCCAAACCCCAGTATATCCACCCAAATCCATAATGATTGAGTTTTCATTTAAATCGTATGTTATGTTATGGGTATAATCTCCCCTATCATTAAACCATCTACCTATCTCATTACTATTTAAAGTTAAATTACTCATTTGTTATAAATTTTTTATCAAGTGATTGTCCTTCATAAGGACCAGTTTTATATTCATATACGATTGTATTATCTTCTAAAATTTCATAAGTGTGACCACCGTAAAGTGTGAAACTAGCATCTCCAGCTTGGAGTATTGGAGTCGCAATAATTGTGTCATCAATATCAAATAAAATACATCTAACACTACCTTTAATAACAACCCAAGATTCTTGAGCAATTTGTTCCGTATAGTGTCTATCTTTAGTAATATGTTTATGTGGTGGAAATGTTTTATCTTTTTCCATCTTTAATGTTGCACATTGAATAAAATTATCTTCAGGTATAACTTCTGTTCTACCATTGATTTCATCCAACCTATTAATTACGTGTAATAGTTTGTCTGTTTCTACTTTTGAGTATATTTTTTCCATTTCTTATTTGTTAAGGTTTATCCATTCTGATGGGAATAGTGTTGATATATTAAGGTGGGCATTTGATGACCCAAACCATTTATTTGTTGTAATTACTTTCTTGTCTTTATTTGGATTTAGATATGCTGCCCACCAACTGAATGTGCTATTACAAATTATGTTATCTTTACATAAACTCATCGTATATAAATCTAACCAATCTTTACCCGAAGTATAGAATATTTTATTGGGTAAATAATCAAACATATTTTTAACCCCATCTAAATCATCACTAAAAATTAAAAAAGTATTATTTATACCAATAATTTTTGCCGCCTCTTTATAATATTCTTCAGATTGTTGTGGGTGATGATTTGGGTATTTTAAATAATCACCTCTTCTAATATGTATAGAAACATAATTATTAACTTCAGGTAAACTTTTTAATATCTCATTTTTAATTTCTTCCGTAGGTTTAAAAATATCTATAATAGTTTGTTTATTATTTATAAAATATTTTTCACTCTGAAAGTACCCATCTAATAGTAAATTAATTCCTTTATTGTATTTTATTTCTTGGTAATTAAATTGGGTTTCAGTATGAACAAAATAATTTTGTGGCAACCTATCAATAAAATTAAAATTTCTTAAAATATTATTATCATAATTTTTATAATCAGGATCGATAGGTCTTATAAATTCTTTAGAAAAAACATAATCAACCCCATTATCAATTGACATACTGATTGATGCCGCAAGTTTAAACATTACATTACCAATACCACCCCGATGATTTGTTGTTATAAAATTCATAAATCACTTTATCAACCATTTATAATCTGTAACCTTATTTTCTATATCGCTAAAACTAACTCTTTGGGTTGCAATTACAGGGTAAAAAGAATAAACATTTAATGATTTTTGTAATTCAGCGTATATCACATCTAATGCGTTATCGTATTTTTTTAATCTTTCTAATATGACATTAAATGATTTTTTATTTATTGCAACGCAATGAGTACTAAATGTGTTATGTAATTTGCAAACCTTTTCATTTACTATTACTGGTGGATTTATTCCCATATGTGTATTATGGTTTCCCCCAAAATATAACATATCCCAATCTTTTGGTAACATATTAAAATACTCGTCCATGTCCTCAACTTGTTTTTCAAACTCAACGTCGTCCTCTAATATTAATATTGAATTATAATCATTTTGAATTGATTCCTCTAATATTTGTATGTTTGTTAAAACTAATGCCAACCTTGATGGTGTCATAAAACCTGATGAGGTTTGGTTTAACTCTTTTCCGTCTACAGCTTTAAATCTATTAACGTTTGTTAGTTTGTTTTTTTCAAATTCAACAACACATTCACTCCACCTATCTGGTCTACGATCTAAATTTACGCAATATGTTTTATCAAAAAATTCTGTTATTTTCATTAGTGATTTATGTTATAATATATTTCAGGTGTTACAACCCAATTATTGGTTAAAGATTTTAATTTAACTATAAAATCAAAATCTTCACCATCTCTATTATTGTCAAATAATAAATTTTCAAATTTGTTTTTAAAACAAAATGATATTCCTACTTGACCAAATTTTATTTGGTCACTTGTTAGTGGTGGTAATACAATTCCATTTTCATAAACCATTCTCCAAAGAACAAAGTCAAAATTAGAATACTTTGTAAAAAGATCCTCAACGTATTTATGATGAATTGAATCGTCATCGTCTAAAAAGCCAATCCATTCTGTATTAACCAATTTTATTCCTTCATTCCTTACTAAACCTGATTTTCCATGATGACCACTAAAACCACCAAGTTTATCAATTTTTATTGTTTTAATTCTATCGTCATTAAAAGAAATGCCATCAACACCATCATAAACAATAATACATCTCCAATTTGTATTTGTTTGGTTCAATAATGAATCAATAGTTCTATCTAATGTGGGTCTGTTTAATGACGGTATAATAAATGTAATTTTTTCCTCCATACTACTTTTTAAATAGTTTATTATAATTTTTATTTATAAACGGTAATAAAGTGTTGTTATAATCGTAAGACTCTTTATTTCTTGACTCAACACTTTTACCTCTGGTTTGACTTTCAAAATGATACGACACCAAACTACCATCATAATAATTTTTAAATCCTAAAAGTACACAAGAAAGGTTCAATTCAACATCTTCAAAACAAACGGTGTATTTTTCATTAAATCCTCCAATTTTATTAAACAAGATTTTTCTTATCATCATTAACGCCGCGGTATTTCCATAAACATCTTTTGTTCCGGTTGTGTATAAATAATATGACCCAAGATTGGCGTGTGTTAGCGTTAAATTTTGATCACCTCCTAACCCAAATATAATTCCATCGTGTTGTATTGTGTTATCTTCAAAATGTAATCTACACCCAACCGTCCCAACTCTAGATTTTTCTTTAAAAAGTTTTAACATGCCATAAATCACATTATTCAATATTTTAATGTCATTATTACAGAATAATAAAAATTCGTAATCTTCATTTACATGATTTTTAACAACATCGTTGTTAATTTTAGCAAAATTGTAATAATCGTATTCAATTAAATTAACATTGCCTAATGGTAAAATTTGAGATTTAATTTGATTTTTTTCATCATCTGTTGACCCGGTGTCGGCAATGAAAATTTCAAAATAGTCTTGATTACAGTGGTCATAAAAAGACTTAACACAATCATATAACATATCAACATTACCCTTTGTTGGTATTATTATTGCAACTTTACCAATATTTTTTATTGGTTTTTCTTTAATAAGTGGAACGAAGATTTCAGAGGGTTTTAAATCTAAAGGTAATTTATCTTTCCATTTCTCAACAAACTTATCTTTGCTCATCCAAAATTCATCATTTGGTTTTCCAACAGATTCATGGGTGATATCAAAAGAAGATGTTACCCCAATTTTAATTCCGTCCAAATAATTTGGAACACAAAACCCATGATCGTAAAAATGGAACTTCCCAATCGTCTCATCAAAGTTGTGTTTGATTTTTGTTTTATCAAAAGAAATGAACAATCCATCAATGGTCACCACTGGAATTAAACTATCCATTTTTATTGAATACCTGTTAATCCATTTTTTTTGACCTTCAGGGTGGTGATAAACTTGACCCACCATTGTTTGATTCATTCTTTCCCAATAAACACCAGACTCAGGAAAATAACAAGACCCTGCTTTCCCAATTATACTGAATTCGGGGTTATTAGAAAAATCATCTAAGAGTTTTTTACCCCACCCTTTTTCAAGTTTTATGTCGTTATGACAACAAACTACAATATCATATATTGATTCGGTAATTCCTGAATTATAAAGTTCCGATAATGAAAATTGGTTATGATTTTCATATTCCAATATTTGAACGTCTTTAACCCCAACGGTATTTAATAAATGTTGTTGGAATTTTTTATTGTAATCTTGATCTTTATGTGTTGAGTAAATTATCGTTATCATATTTTTTTAACTATTTTTATAATCTATTAATTTCGGTAATACTAAATTAAGATAACGTTTAAATTCATTTTCATCCATAATACCTTTAAAAGAATTAACATTAAACGAACACATAACTAAATTATCTTTAGTGTATCCTAATTTTGGGTCTAACCTTTCTATTGAGATGCTATTAAAGTTGAGAGTCCCTTTATTATGTGTAATATCAATACCAGTATAATAACATTTGCCGTTTTGTAAATTATAGATATTAAATAGGTCTCCTTTCAATAAATCAAATGGTACATTTTGTAGTTGACATTTTTTTCTTAGGGATGGTAATTTACTATTAAAATAATGTTCTAATGAATTTTTATAACTTTCAGACTTCTTTTTATACCCTTTTTTGACACATTCATATTTAGAAAAACATTCCTTACAAACTTTTTGGTATCCGTCATAACTTGACCTATTTTTGGAAAACTCTTCAGTTAATTTAAATTCTTTACATTTAAAACATTTCTTTTTTCCATCAATAATTGGTTTACACCTGTGTTTTGATTTAGAATATGTAAATTTTTTATTTGCAACCATACCACATGATAAACAAACACATTTCACCGGTTTTTGACTACCATAAGTCAATCCATTTGAGTAGTATCCAAATTCATTAAATGTTAATTGTTCATTAATTTGCCACTGACCATAACTCATAATATTTATATTTTGTTTTTTATTTAAATATAAATACTTGATAAATAAAAAAGGATTTAATCTAAAACAAATTTGTTGACCCAAAACCATTATCGTTTCTATCTTTATTTTCTAATTTATTTTTTTCAACAAAGTTAATCCATTTACCTGAAACTACTGGACATAAAACCGCTTGAGCAATTTTTTGACCCTTCTCAATTTTAACTTTATTTTTTGTTGTGTTAAATAAAATAACTTTAATTTCCCCCAAATATCCTTGATCAATTGTTCCTGGAGAATTCAAAACCATAAGTCCTTGTTTTAAAGCCAAACCACTTTTTGATCTAACTTGAATTTCATATCCATCAGGAATATCAAAATGAAGACCAGTTGAAATTAGTTCCCTATCAAACGAATGAATCCACTTATCTTCGGTTGAATATAAATCAAAACCCGAATCTGATTCATAAACATGCTTTGGATTAACGGAATCTACATTAGATTTAACAAATTCTAAATCAATTTTTGGTAAGTATTCTTCCATTTCTTGTTCTAACTCTGGAATATCTAATCCAAAAGTTTTCATTATCAGATCATAATCAATATCATCATCTTCTTTATTGGTCATGGAATCTAATATTTCTCTAATATCGTTCATATCTTTTTCAGATATATCATCAAACTCTTCGCTCATTATTTTAAACTTTTTAATTTCATTATTGCGTCTATCAACACATTTACATCTTTTTCGCAGTATTCTGCAATTTCTTTTAACCTATTATGTTCCCAATACGCTTCGTGTACCATACCCCCATTAATCTCACCATCTTTTGGTGTTGGTATGTCTAAACAAGCACACATTAAATCTAATGAACCAACTGCGGTGTATGCCCCATATTGCCAAATTTCTTTTGTATCAATTGCTTTAATTTCCCAAGGCTTTGTATCGTATGAAGGAAGAATCTTAGATGGCATAATCCCATTAATTATCATTCGTTTTGCTAACATAGGGATATCAAAGTTTTTTAGATTATGACCACAAAGATAAAAATCTAGTTTATGACATCTGTTTAAAAGATCCCTAACTTGTATTAGTAATTCATGTTCATCATCTCCTGAAAATGTTTGTTTTTTTGTTTCTCCGTTGTCTAAAACAAAAGACATGGATACACAAACTATCTTTGCGAACTCAGGAACAAGAGCCGATCTTTTTTTAAACACTATATTCATATGTTCTTCCGTTGATCTGTCTTTCTCCCATTCTTTATCTTCAGGAAATCTTTTTAAAAACCAATCAAAGTATTTGTCAAATTGCTCTGCGACTTTAGGGTTAGTTTTAATACATGATTGATAATCAGAACACCCACCAACGGTTTCAATGTCTAAAAATAAAATTTTTGTTATTGGTATGTTAATCATTTTTTTATTTAATTATTTGACGTTATTTTACCACCAAAAGGAAATCCAGCAAACCCTTCTAAATCCATAATTGACTCTAAAAGTGAAATACAATTGGTTTCGTCTTTTGAATTAAATTGATGTGATTTAAACTTATATGATGAGTCATCAGCGATAATATAAAACAACATAAAATTTTCGTTTGTTGACGGATGATTGATATAGTTATCGTATACTTCTTGTGGTGTTAATTGTTGTGTTAATGTGTTCATATTTTATTTAATTAAAGATTTATAAAATTGTGCCCTTGTTTTCGTAACCAAATTAAGATCATATCTTTCTTTTACGGTTTCATATAATCTTTCACCAAGATCGGTAATCATATTTGGATTATCAACCAATTTTTTAATGTTTTTTGCCCAATCGCTGTGATTATTACTTTCGTTAACTAATAATGCGTTACCATTTGTGAATTGACCCTTATCTAATGCGTGTTTTAAGTCAATTGTATATGGACCAACATTGGACGCGATTATCGCTTTTTTGTAAAATCCTGCTTCAATCACTTTTAATTGAGATTTCATTCTGTTGAATATGTGATTTTTAATCGGTGCCAAAGAAATATCAAAATTTGAATAATTTCTTGCGTATGAATCTACAGGTCTTGTCCAAACTCTAACATAATTTTCATTCTGAATTGCCGGATAATCTCCTTCTTGGAATTTATCTAAGAACGTTTTATACTCAGGAGAAATAATCTTATAGTTGTTTGTAAATATTTCTTCATATCTAACCCACACGGTTTCTTGTGGTTTGATCGGTCTTTGTGTTTGTTGTCCTGTTTCTTTATTGATTTCAGTTACTGTTCCTCTAATATCAAAACCACAAACATAATATTGTAACTTATCTTGCATCGGAGATAATTTATTAACCATTCCGTCTAATAATTTTAAATCGTGTAAGTGTGATGATCCTCCTAACCACCCAACTCTAATTTTGTTTGATGTTGGTGTTGGTTCTTTAAATTGTGGTTCATTTGGGTCAATTGCGTTTGGTAAAACAATAACATTTTTATTAAACTTTCTAATTTCATTGGCAAATATCTCTGTGGTTGTTATCACATAATCTGCAGCTCTTAAATTATCAACAATTTTTGTGTGGAGTTTGTTTTCAACAATTAGTTGATGGATTGGGTGTTCTTTTGTTGGTAACCAATAATCATCAATATCAGCAATTACAACAATTCCCAAACTTTGTAATGACTTAATTAATTGTGGGCATTGCTCAATTTGACCCATACTTCTATGAAAATGAACAATTTGGTATTTTTTCCAAAAATTGATATCATTTAATTTAGGTTGATAGTCAATATCAACGTGAAAATCATCAGGATAAAGGTTTTGGAGTTTAATATGGGGGTCAACCGATCGAAATTTTCCTACTCCTGACGTATCTGAGGGGGTCACTAAAACGTTAATTTTTGACATATTTTCTTTTTGTTTAATTGTAGTCAAAAACTAAAGAATAATCAATAAAAAAACCCACTCTTTTGAAATGGGTTTTCTGTTTGGGGTTTGCCTGAAAAGTATTATTTAGTCATTTTTTTAATTTTAAGAACTTTACCTTCAAATAAATGTTGTCCTACACGAAATTTAAACATTTCAGAACTTTTAGTTTCTGATTCAATCAATAGTCCGTTTTCTGACAACACATCTTCCATTGTTTCTCTAACAATATTTTTAATATCATTTGCCGATAATCCAATTGATGATTGTTGTGTTTGTGATTGTGGTTCTCTTCTCTGAGTTTCTTCTTTAATAAAATCACCTTTAGGGTTTGTATTCATTAATCTTGACGCTTTTTCAACCAATTCATTACTTAAAACCGCGCCAGACCCAACTCCCATTGTTGGTTGTTGGATTGGGTGTTCTATCATTAATCTTTTAATTTCGTCGGGAAGTTTTGAATTTGCAATCCTATCTTCTGTTGGAAGGGTCGGTTGTTTTGGGGGTGAATAAGGTTTGGTTTCTTCCATAAACTCTTGTGGTATATTGTATTTTGCTGGTGCAGCATCATACCCTTCTACAACAGGAGTTGTCATTTCTCTTACTTGACCTCTACCAATTTCATTATGTCTATCCATGATTTTTTTTGAAACCATGAGTTTTTGTAGTAATTCTGATTCTGAATTCATATTAATTTAATTTACATTTTTAAAAAACTGCGTTTATTATTACATTTTCCATACTTTTATCCCCATTTGGGTTATAGTTAGGTCTTGGTGTGTCAAACGTTTCTTGAGTTGGTCTTATGAATTCCATTTTATCAACCCTAAAAAACCTCCACCCCGGTAATGGTTTTTTCCCTAAATAACCTGTATGTGAAGCCCCTTCTTTGTCCCACGCTCTTAAAACAGGATTGCCTCTTTTTGTGTTACCAAAAGCAACAGGTTCAATAACCCTTAACCCTCTTCCTCCTGGTTCATCACCATTGTAATAAATTACGCACACTCTTCTGTTAGTTATAGCGTCTATGATTTGATCCTTAGATGCTACTTCTAATATAAGATTATTAAGGGTGTTGTAAAGTTTCATTATGCCGATGGAGTAGTGTAAGGTCTGTTTGGTTGAAATTCGTTTACTTTGATCTCATTTTTTCTTTCAACAATATCAATGGAAGACCCACCATTTATTGTGTCAAGAAAAATTCCCGTTCCTTTTCCTGATTCATCTCCATCTGAAATTGCGTCAGGATTTACCGATGAATAAGGATTTACGGTTTTGTAATCATTTTTCACGATAAGGCTTTTTCTTTGTAAGTCGGCAATTGCGGTTAAATCATTTGCCGGTTGACTGAAATCTAATCTTTCTGATTGCATTTTAAATTATTTTTTTTATTATTTGGTTTATTCTGTCTAAGTCTTCTTTAATTCTAACATCTTGTGTAAAGGTGCTATGATCTTTTGATGGTCTAACCATATTGGCATATGGACCAAGATCCTTAACAAGATTAACGTCTATTTGATCTGGCATAAACTCATCATCAACTCTATTCGCCAATGAATCATTATTTCTTAATTGTTTCATTGTTCCCTCAACCCAGTTTTTCATATAATCAGCCCCATTCAAAATAAATGGTGCATCGGTCCCATCTCCATCATATGTATCAAACCAATTTTTAATTCTTCCAAGTTGTTGATAAGTCACATAACCCGTATCTCTTAACTCCTCATTTCTTTTATGACCTTCAATAGAAGAATCTGAATTTGGAAACTCGTCAAAACAGGTTTGCAAATATTCGGTTACCTCTTTTGGTAATGGAATTGTTTTATTATATAAATTACTATTCACCTTGTTTTAAATGTTTGATTAATTTTTCTATGCTAATGTTTTCTTTTTCTGCCAATTTTTTAATTGCCTCAATATTTCTCATTAAAATTTTTGAAATGACGTTATTGTCATCTTCATCTTTATATTTTTTAACAACCTCTTTGTCTTTTGATTTTTTTGAAATAATAATTTCGTCAATCATCTTTTCCATTTTTTGTTTTTCAAGTTCCGCCAATCTTCTTTTTGTAAAACAATTTTTACATTGACCCATTCTTTTTTCTTGTTTAAGTTCTTTATCTAGTTTCTTATCAAAACCAAATCTTTTCAATCTTTCATCTCTTTCAATTGGATCTTCAACATCCATTTTCTTTAATATTTTGTTTGCCACATCATATGTTGGAGCGTCTTCGGTTTCTTCAAACCCAAAAGATTCTGATTGATCAACTTCACTTAAAGGTTTTCCATTATTTTCTTCACCTTCACCATAATAAACACGGATAAAAGGAAATTGATTTGACTTTGTCATACGAACCGTTTGGTCAGTAGTTTTCTTAGCCAAGTTTCTTTGGTTTAAAATTGGAATACTTGATCCAATTACAGACCCATCAGGATTAACCAACTCTCCCAACTCTCCGTCAGGTTTTTCTTTTCTTTTTGCGTTTGAATCTAAAAGAGTATGAACTTGTTTTTTTGTTAATTTTTTCCCTGAATTTAATATTTTTGAAATAACATTTTGAATTTCTCTAAACACCTCTTTATCTACAACAATAACGTCATCTTGTTTTCTTGACTCACTAATAGTATTTGATACCGAATAATAAACAGCAATTTTATTTCCCTTATCTTTTAAAAAGAAATAATATGGTTCGTTGTAATACTCATGGTTTAATTTAATCATGATTTAATTTTCTTAATAAATACTTTGATTTGTTGTATTTATTAATAAAAGAAATGGCATATCAAAATATAAATCAATATAATTATCAGAAATTAAAAATGCAAGTCATTTATGACGGGCAAGATATGTCGTTGGCATCTGATGAGGTTGATTTTAATCAAGAAGTTGTGTTTTCACCATACTTAATTGGTGTTGATGATGGTGAAAAATTACCAATATCTCTTAATCTTAATAGTCCTTTAACTACCCAAAATCTTAATTTAATCTATGGAAACTATGACATCAATAACGTTATTGTTTCTGAAAATTTTTACCAACCAAAAGATTTAAATTTAAATTGTTTTAGTTCTAACACAACTTGTGATATTGGTTTAACAGGTATTGACAATGGATTGGTTACCAAAATTAAAGGGGACTCTTTAGTTTTTACTAATGGTTTATTTACAGACGCAGAAAAATTTGACAGATTATATTATGACAGAAGAATGAAGTTCATTCAAACAACAACAAATGTTCCGTCTAACAATAAGTTTTCAGGAATACCTGAATACACAACATATCAAATGGTCTCAAAAGTTAGTCCAATTTTTGGAAGGTATGTTGAACTTTATGGTGGTTTTTATCAAGGGTTTTATAAGTTATTTGGTTATGACTATGATATTCTTCCTGAAAGAATGCACAAAGGATGGTCTGTTGAATTATTATTAAAACCAAGATTTGGTGATGAATATTCTCCACCGCCAGGATATACAACCTTAAATCAAATATACCCCAACAATAAAAATACTTTCTTTTATATGGGGACAAGGGCCGAAAATAAATTCTATCATTACGCCGATGGTAAAGCAAAATGTGATCCTGATTATGTTAGGGTTACGTCTGGTTTAACAAAAGAAGAAACTTGTGCTTGTTGTGATTATTCGGTTAATAATAGTAGATGTATATATGTGTATCCACCAAGACCTATTGGTGGTGTTTATGATCCACATCTAAACTACGGATGTAATTTATGTAAAGGTGACAATGAACAAAAACTCACTTGTGGTTGTGGTTGTGATCAAGAACCTTGTGAAACTTGTGGGTGGATGTGTTTTCAACATAATTGCTCAACAATTAATGTCCCAACCCCAACCCCGACTCCAACACCAACAACAACTCCCCCTTGTGATACCTATCCTTCGGTGATTGCGTGTAGTCCAACGGTTCCATGTTGCACGTCTTGTCCTTCATGTGGATGTGATACTTGTGGATGCCCTCCATCATATCCATCAACAATTTTTTCATCAGTAGAAGATACTTGTGAAAAAGATCCAAAATTTGATGCGTTATCCAATAATATTTCATTTAGATTATGTGGTGAACCACAAAACCCCGGAATTGGTATTAGAGCAATTAAAATTACGGGAGATTGCGTAACAACAGGTTCTTGTGTGACAGGTCAAACATATGTGACAGGATATACGATAGTTGACATTTGCACCCCACCAATTTACCCGTATTGTTTAGAAGTGAACCCATCTTGGTTAGGTATTGAGCATTGGTTTTTACTTAATGTTGTTTGGGAACGATATACTTATTTAGATTATTGTGATTTAAGATGGTTTGGTGGATTAGACGATATAACAAGAGTAGAATTACTTCAAAGTTTGGCAAACAACACGGTATCGTTAATCGCTCCTCCATACACAAACGGATATGAAGTCCCTGGCCAAGTTGAGATTGTTCAATTAAATCAAAGATGGTTAGACGACACCAAGTTTAGAATGGGTAGATTAAAGATCTATATTAATGGTAGAATATTTTATACCATAGAAGATTTTGAAGAAGTAATACCAAGAGGGTTAGACACAGATAAAGAAAAACAAGTTGGGGTTCCTTTTAATATGTCTTGGGGTGGTGGAACTCAAGGTCTTCACGAAAACTTAACCCTTAATTTTTGTAAAATTTGGAGTTATTCTGTAGGAAATGTAACCACAGATATAGTTTATAATGATTGTGATAATAATCCAATAACATTATCAGGTCTTACAAATGTGTCTGGAAGTATTATTGTTGATAAAAACTCAACACCATATTTTACAATTTCAGATATAAATAATGTTTTAAGTTTTACGGGAGATTATTCGTTAAAAGCGAATGACTATAATCAAGACCCAGAATGTTTCCCAAATAATATTTTAAGTGCCACGACATTAAATAAATTAAAGACACACATTTTATTAGAAGAAAACTTTGCAGGAACTTTTGATGGGGCAATTTCTCAATTTAGATTTTACACCGAACCATTGTCTTCTCCTGAAGTAAAACATAATTTCAAATTATTAAGAGATACTTTTTATATGTTTGATCCCGATTGTCCAAATTGTGATCTTGCCGCTTGTCTCCCTAATGATTTTACTTATACAATAATTAACACATAGATGAGTCAGAATATATTAATTAATAGTGTTTTTTATGATGGCGAATTGGCCGAAGTTTTATTCAAACCAGACAATGACGATGTTGTTTTAAATTTTGACCAAATAACATTACCATTTTTATTTGAGCCTTATTTATTATTTCCGCCAAGAGAGATTTATGGGACATATACGATTAAACCTGTTTCATCAAGTTGTCCTTATTTTTTAAACGTAGTTAGACCAACCCCAACTCCGACGCCAACACCAAGTCCTACAAGAACTCCGACACCAACACCTACAACAACAAATACACCAACACCTACATTAGACCCGTGTAAACTACCAAGTCCAACGCCAACATCTACTTTAACACCAACACCGACACCAACAATTAGTGTGACTCCGACACCAACACCGACTTGGAATCCATGTATTACTCCATTCCCACAACTTATGGTAAATATTTTGTTGGAGATAATTCCAGGATCTGTAAAATTAAAAGCGACGGTATCATATAATCAAGGTTTACCAAATGACACATATATTTGTTTTGATGCAATATTAACAACAAAAACAAATGAAATAATTGTTGTTCCAAAACGATTTTTAATTAATTCTGGAACAATGATGGGCGTATTTGAAACAAAATTAGATTTAGATTTTGATTCAATAAAAGATGTTGTGTTTATTGAAAATACTCAAATTGAGGGTCATGATATTACACCAAATTTTATACAAGAAATAAAAAAACATTTACCACCAACTAATACACCAACACCGACAAATACCCCAACTAACACACCGACAAATACCCCAACTAATACTCCAACTCCAACACCAACAAATACCCCAACACCAACAAATACCCCAACACCTACAATTACACCAAGTGTTGGGTCATCACCAACACCAACTCCAACTAATACTGCAACTCCTACGGTAACTCCTACAAATACATTAACGGCAACTCCTACGGTAACTCCTACAATTACACCCACAACCACTGAAACACCAACTCCTACACCAACTAATACATTAACTGCAACACCTACAAACACACCAACACCTACTACCACTGAAACTCCTACACCGACACCTACAACCACTGAAACTCCTACACCGACACCTACGTCAACTAACACTCCTACTCCTACGTCAACTAACACTCCTACTCCTACTCCAACATCAACACCAACGACTATTCCAAAAATTTATTTTGGAAAATCAGTAAACGCAAACTTTAATTCAGGAGACGAGTTGTTGTTGTCGACAATTGATACTTCGCAAACAACTAATTTATATTTGGAAATTCCATCAGGTCCGGGTTATTTTTATATTTTAATTCCATCCGCAAGTAATCAACCATCAATGTTTAAAAATAGTGATTCGGGTTGTAATGGTTTTGTTATTCCGATAACAACAAAACCTGATGTAAATATAATTGACAATTTTGGGAACTATACTATTTATTCAGTATATAGATCATATATATCAACCTTTGCTAAAGTTGATGTGTGGGTATGTGAATAATATTATATATGTATATAGAAATTTAAATGGCCGATTTTAGTAAAATCGGTGGGGTGGGGATTATGGGCTTCATCTCCCCGATGGACACATTAGACACTTATGCAGTTATTGATCCTTTATATGGTATTGATGGATTACGTAATGTTGACGAAGAATCGGATTTAAATTTAATACCATACGACAGGAGAAGACCTGGTATGATTGTCGGAACTGATGGAGGTTCTAAATTTTTCAAACTTAAAAACATATTTTGGTCTTTTGAATTAACAGATTGGGAAGAAATTTTTTTTTTAAGTTCCACCCAATTAGATGTTCTTAGAAATTTACCCAATAATTTAGTAGTCCCTGGTGTTAATTCATCAACATTTATTGATCGTGAATTAATTTCAGGATCTATCAATAGTGTAAATAAAGAATTCCAACTTCGGTTTACACCTGAATTAAATTCAGAACACATTTATTATAATGGACTCTTACAAGATAAAGGATCGGATCTTGATTATAGTATAAGTGGAAAAACAATCACATTTAATAATCCTCCAAAAATTGGAAGTAAATTACTTTGTTCGTATAGAACTTATAGTGAAATTAATTTTATTGATCACGAATATCCTATTGGTAAAATAAATGGGGTTAATCGTATTTTTGAACTTAGTATTAAACCAAAAACAGGAAGTGAACACATCTATTTGAATGGTCTTTTGCAAGACTTTGGTGAAAATAATGATTACACAATAAATGGAAAAACCATAACATTTAGTATTTCACCACCTTCTTGGAGTAAAATAACCTGTTCATATAGATTTAATTAAAATAAAATTAACATAAAAACATTACAACTTAAAAGATAAACATATTTATAATAAGAAAGAAAAAAAATGATGGAACAAGAAGAAAAATACTCAACGTCAGATTTATATTTAGGGGCGTATTTAAAATTAAAAGGATTTAAGATGTCTGTTGAAAAACAAAGAAATAAAGCTGTTTTTATGTTTGATAAGACGGAAGAAATACAACAAGAAGTTAATAATTACTTAAATGAAAGTGGTTCATGTGGACCCCTTTTATATACAAATTCAATTAAGAATTTAAAAAATTTATTATATAATTTGTAAAAAGTTTGTCTTTTTCAAATTTACCAAATATTTATATGTAAATATCGTCGTGTTATGCGGCAATTATTAATATCTCTTATTTATCTCCTTATTTAAATTAATCTATTATTACGTGGGTGTTTTTATCCTTAAAACCACCCTGTTACTATTTGTATGCGTAATCCAACTTGCCTCAAGAGTTGAGAACAAGGTGTAAAGATCACTTTTTAATAAATAAAAAAATAATTTTTTTATGGCTACTACTAAAATAGTTTTAGACTTACAATCGGACTTGGTATTATCAAGTCCATCAATCACAACCCCAATTGGTATCGTTGCTGGTGACATCGCTTATGGTTCATCAAACGTTAATGCTGAGTTAGGAACGTTGTCTTCAAACATCGCTCAAGAAGTTGTTGATCGTGCTACTGCGGTTACTTCTGAAGCAACAGCAAGAGTTTCAGGTGATAATTCAGTTGCATCTAATTTATCTTCTGAAGTTGTTAACAGAACAAACGCGGTTTCTTCTGAAGCTTCTACAAGATTGGCTGCTGACAATTCATTGGCTACTTTAATCTCTGTTGAAATTTCAACTGAGCACGCTCATCACTCAACTGCCGAAGCATCAATCGATTCAAGAATTTCAACTGAAGAAGACGCTAGATTAAACAAAGATAACTCTTTGGCTACGTCAATTTCAAATGAAGTATCTGACAGAACTGCTGCCGTTTCTTCTGAAGTTGTTGCAAGAACCGCTGCTGATAATTCATTGGCTTTAGATTTAGCTTCTGAAATCACTAACAGAATTTCTGATGTTAACGCTGAAGAAACAAGAGCTATGGCTGCTGAGTTATCATTGAAAACTGATTTGACAGCTGAAGGTTCAAGAGCAATGTCTTCAGAGGTTTCTATCGCTAACGATTTAGCCGCTGAAACTACTGCAAGAATTGCTGACGTTGATGCTGAAGAATCAAGAGCTATCGCCGCTGAAGGTTCATTAGCTGCTGATTTAGCTTCTGAAGAATCTGCTCGTATGGCAGCTGACGCTTCATTAAACACCAAAATTGAATTCGTTATTTCGAATACTGATGCGGCTGCATTAGATTCATTAACAGAAATCGTTGGTGCGTTCCAATCGGCTGATGGTGACATCAACAACGCTATCACTACATTAGCAACAAATTCATCAATTGCAGTATCAACTGAAACTTCAAGAGCAACTGCTGCCGAAGGTTCTATCGCTGCTGATTTATCTTCTGAAATCGTAAACAGAGGTTTAGATGTTGATGCTGAAGAAGCAAGAGCACAATCTGTTGAGGCAGACTTATCTGAAGAAATTTCTTTAGAAGTTGCTAATAGATTAGCCGAGGTTTCAACTGAAAAAGCTAGAGCAATGGCTGCGGAAGGATCTATTGCAACTGACTTGGTAACTGAAACAACTAACAGAACAAATGCTGATGCTTCATTGGCTACTTTGATCTCAACTGAAATTTCTACAGAACACGCTCACCACGTATCTGCTGAGAATTCATTAACAACAAGAGTTTCATCTGAAGAGTCAAGAGCTACTGCAGCTGAAGGATCATTAGATACTAAAGTTTCTGTTGAAACTTCAAGAGCTACCGCTGCTGAAGCGTCTATCGCATCTAACTTGTCTACTGAAATCGTTAACAGAACTGCTGATGTTGATGCTGAAGAATCAAGAGCTATGGCCGCTGAGTTAGTATTAACTAACAATTTATCAACTGAAGTATCTAACAGAATAGCTGACGTTGATGCTGAAGAATCAAGAGCTATGGCTGCTGAGTTAGTATTAACTAACAATTTATCAACTGAAATCGTTAACAGAATTGCTGACGTTGATGCTGAAGAATCAAGAGCTAAGTCTGCTGAGTTAGTATTGACTAACGCAATCAATGCTGAAGAAACTGCTCGTGAAAATGCTGATAACGCACTATCTCAAGAAATCTCTGAGTGTTGCTCAATCCACACATCTGTTGATGTTGTTTTATCAGGTGAAATCATTAGAGGATTTGGTTCAATCGAAACTACGGTTTCTACTAAAGAATCTATGGCTATCGTAAGAGAAGATAGTATTGATTCTAAATTGTCTTCTGCAATTTCTTCTGAAGCATCTTCAAGAGTATCTAAAGATGGTTCATTAGAGTCTGTAATTTCAGAAGCTAAAACTTCTATCAACAACTCAATTTCTTCTGAAGCTTCTTCAAGAGTATCTGGTGATCTTTCATTAGAAAACGCAATTGCAAGAGAAGAAGGAAGAATTGACGCAATCCTTGATGGTTCAACAGTTGATTTAGATCAATTTGCTGAAATCGTTTCTTTTGTTAATGGAATTGACTTAGAAAATGATAACGCATTGTTAGCTGCTGTAACTTCAATCGGTACTGCAATTGGTAATGAAGAGTCTTCAAGAGTATCTAAAGATAATTCATTAGAATCTGTAATCGCAACAAACAGAACTGACGCTAACACAGCAATGTCTACTGAAGTTTCTAACAGAGTTTCTGCGGATAATTCATTGTTTGTTCAATTGAATGACAAAATCAACAACGAAATCTCTGATAGAACTGCTGACGTTGATGCTGAACAAGCAAGAGCTGAAGGTGCTGAAGGGATGTTGAATACGAAAATCAACACTGAAATCTCTAACCGAGTAGATGCTGACTCTTCATTAGCTACATTGATTAACAATGAAGTAACAAGAGCTCAAGGTGCTGAAGGTTCATTAGAGGCTGCATTGTCTTCTGAAGTTGCTAACTTGTTATCAAATACAGACTTAACTGCAATTGATTCATTCTCTGAAGTAGTAACTGAATTAGACGCTGTTAAAGGTATAATCAACAACACTTACTTCAAGAAAGTAGCAGTTTCTGGTTTAGTTAATGGAACTAACAAAAACTTCACCCTTGCATCTGAAGTAAGATCTAATTCTGAAACAATCTACTACAACGGATTGTTACAAGAAGAAGGTGTTGACTACACAATCTCAGGTGGTACTAACATCCAGTTTACTTATACTCCTAAAATGGGTGGTAAAGTAACTGCTTACGGTGTTTACGCTTAATCTTTGGTTTTAACCAAAAAGAAAAGGGGTTCTTCGGAACCCCTTTTTTTATATATAATAAATTATATTAAAGATTATCGTATCTATTTGTGTTTGGATTATAAACCAAATCTTTATTTCCACCATTAAAAAGATTATAAATCAATTTGTCATAAGTTTCAATAAGTTCTTGATTATCTGCGTGATACCTTTGTAAAACCAAATCATTTTTTTTGTGATATTCCGTAATATTTTTATCGTGTTCGGTTAAAATATAATTCAACATTTTGGCACCTTCTTTTGTGTCACTATTTTCATAATAATAACCAAGATCTTTACAAAGTGGTGCGTTATGTAAAACAGGATACCCCAAATAAGCAGCATCCAAATACAAATAATTTAAAGGGTTTAATATTTGGTGACAAATTAAAACGTCAAAATATTGGGTTAAAACAAATGATGTTTGATATCTTGATTCTGCGGTGATTTTTTTATCTTCATACAGATCAAAAGTTTTGATTATGGATAAAAACTCATAATTTTCTTTAAGTTTTTCGCCATTTGTAATCATAAGTTTATCAATTTTATTTTTTCCTGTTTCAGTCCTATAAGATTCTTCAGCAATCATTGTTGGGATTATAGAATATTTAACAACATTGATATTTGGTTCCATAATTCCTAGTACCTTTTTTTCTTTGTCGGGGTTATATTTATAACCTTTTTTATAACGACCATCTTTAAAACCACTTTCAATTCCAATCACCGCTTCAAGTAAGAATTTATTATGCCAAATGAAAGGAACAATGAATGAATTTGTTCTATATAGTGTTGAGAAAAATCCGTTATTTGTATCGTGTTGTTGTGGAATATACCATAGTTCATCAAATGTCGTTTCATATTCAAAATATCTTTTTTTGTTTTCTTTAAACAAAACATTTTCCATGTGAATTACATAATTGTTTCCGCATTTGTAACCGATAAATCTTTTATTTTTATCTTCTTTAAACTTCTTAATATCTTCTTCGTAAACTTGGGCTCCCATCATTACAATAAGATCCATTTCCATAAACTTATCTTTAAAGTTATAGATATTGATATCTTTAAGATATGAAGGTCTTTTTTCAGAAAAATCTACATCAAATGTGTTTAATATAAAAACTTCATAATTGTTTTTGGATTGTTTTAATAAATGAACGAACATTAGAACATTTTGTTTCATTCCGTTTGTCCATATTGATTCTGTGTTTGATTGTAAACCTAATGTAATTCCAATTTTTAAATTTTTCATCACTGTTGTTTTGTTTGGTTTATAAATTGTTTTATTATTTCGTCTTTTTGTTCTTGAGTTTCAGAATGAACCCATAACCATAAAAAAGAACCTGACACCAATTGTAATTCTTTTTTCTTTTCTTCTATTGTCTTTTGTAGTAATATAAAGCCATTTGATTCAAAATCTATTTCAATATTGATTTTTTTTGCAATTTTATAAAGTGTTAATAAATCATTTTTTTCATATGCAATTTGAGATTCTTCATACCATTTTGATCTTAACGGGTTTTTTGATTTGTCTGGATGACATTCTTTTGCGATAGCCCTAAAAATTGATTTGATTGTTTTTTGTTCTTTTTCTGAAACCTCAAATGGTTTGTCTTTTTTAATACCACAAGAGTTAGTTTCTCCTGTCACTATTGGAGATTCATAACCCATTTTTATTGCTTCTTCCATAAATAATGGTTTATGATATGTGGTGAATTCATCAACATATTCTTTTTCTAAATCTAAAAGGTTTAACTCTTTTAAATAAAGATTTAATTTCAAGTCGTTTAACTTTTTTTTTGACATATCCTATAAATAGATTAAAATGGATTTGAGTTCATATTTATATGTGTTATTTAATTTTATTTTAACTAACAGAAATATTTATAATATAAGATGCCAATTTATAACAGATTAACAGATAGATCAAAAGTTTCTGCGATCACATTGAATGATATTATTCACGTAGTAGTTACGGGGGATACATCACAAAGTCCGCAAGGATCGTCATATTACGCACCCTTAACGTATTTACAAGCGATTTTAAGTGGATCATCAGGTACTAACGGAACATCAGGAACTAACGGAACCAATGGTACTAGTGGATCATCAGGTACTAACGGAACATCAGGAACTAACGGAACTTCAGGAACGAATGGTACAAGCGGAACTAATGGATCTTCGGGTACCAATGGTACAAATGGAACTTCAGGGACTAACGGCACTAGTGGTACTGATGGTACTAGTGGTATATCAGGGGTAAATGGTACTTCAGGTACTGATGGAACAAGCGGAACATCACCGGCAGTTCCGGGATTAAATAATGAAATATTAACTTCAGATGGTTCAGGTGGAATAGTTGCCGAAAGTAATATGACTTTTGATACTACATTACTAAACATAACTGGCCGTACTGATATCTATGATACAATAGGAACTATTCCTTCATTAAAAATATTTTCACAACATAATTTTCCACAACACTCTTCTTTATTGATCGATTCTGAAGGAACACCAACTGGTAATACAAAATTATACGGAGCAGAAATTACTGTTTATGGTGCTTCAAGTTCAAACACAGGTATTTTAATTAGTGCAGGAGGAGATAATGACGGAAATAATACAGGTATAGACGTATCGAATAATTCCACAGGATATGGAACCTTTCCATTACAGTATGGAATAAAAGGTCTTGTTTCGGGATCTATTACCAATGGTTTTAGTAGAAAATATGGTTCTAACTTTGAAGTTATAAATCAATCCCAACGTAATATAGGTTACTCTGTCACGGTTTCAGATGCAACTATTTTTAACATAGGTTACGAAGCCTTTATTAATGGGACAACAGGAGATAGTATTGGTATGCAAGTGCTTAACACTAACGCCGACACGAATGGTGGTGATTCTCAAACAGGCGCTTTGATTAATGTTTTAGGTGGTGGTAGTTTTCTAAGTACAAATAAAAAAGGTTTAGATGTTAGTGTTAATGGAAGCGCACAATCAAATATAGGTTTACGATCTTTTGCTAGCGGTGCGTCACAAAATTATGCAATATACACTTCAGGTGGAAGATTTTCTTTTTATCACGACCCAACTTCAGAATTAACGGGAACAACCAGTGTTGAAGGTTATGGTGATATAGTAACTTTTGGTGGTGTTGGTAGTTCGTTTAATGCTGGTGATGTTGTTTATTTAGATATTAATGGTGATTGGTTAAAAACCGATGCTACAACCGCAACAACATCAACTAGTATGTTAGCAATTGCGTTAGGTAGTAGTCCATCGGAAGGTATGTTGGTTAGAGGTTATGCGTATAATAGTAGTTGGGGGTTTACTATCGGTGTTCCTCTATATTTAAGAAGTGTCCCTGGTTCCATCACAGAAATAGCTCCTGGTGGAACAGGTGAAGTGGTTAGAATTGTTGGGTATGCCACAGGAGATGTTGGGAGTGGAAAAAAAATATATTTTAATCCCGACAATACTTGGGTAGAATTGTAATATTATGGCAACAGTATCAGGCGTTTTGGTTAGTTTAATATCTAAAATAGAATATGTAAAAGGACCAATACTTGACCCAAAATCTAAAACAATATCACCCTCATTAACTTCAAAAAACTTTTCATATATTCTGTCCTAAAATATTTCAGAAGTTATCGTTTCTTTATACCACTCACTTTGATTACCCCAATTAAAAGAAGTTATATTATTTCTAATTTTATTTATTTCTTTTATCACCATCTCTGATGTTATTTGTTTTGAACACTCAAATTGACGATCAGTTCCTTTGTGTAAAGGACACCAATCCCAATCTCCTGCGTCTAATCTATCCCAATTAAAACATCCATGACAAACGTTTTCATTTATTACCCTATATGTGTCTAATTTTGTTTCAGCCCATTTTTCACTAAACCCCGATATAAGAACAACGGGTAGTTTACAAGCCCAGGCTAACCAAGACAACCCTGATCCAAGACCTATAAAAAATTCACAAGTAGATAGATCATTAATTACCTCTTGTAAATTTCCACCTTTAAAAACTGAAACTCCTTTTGGGTAAAAGTTATTCATATACCCATCACCTTCTTTTGAGTAGATCATACATTCATACCCAAGATTATTTAAGTAATCAACAACTTCTTGCCAACCATTTTTATTGTTCCAATATTTTGCTTGTGATGTAGAATGAAAACCAATCCCAACTTTTTTCTTTTTTTCTACATTTGGTAAATTAAGATTTGGTCTTATTTCTTTATAATCTAAACCAAGAATATCGGTTGCCGTTTTTTGAAGTGGTTGTGTTTTAATATCTGTTTTATGAATATTGGAGTTTAATTCCCCGTCTTCATTATAAAACCAACCCAATCTGTATTGTGCGTAGATATTTAAAACAACTTCGCCAGGTTCAACAAAATCTATTTCGGGGTATTGATCTTTAAATAAACTATTAAGGAAAGTAGACACTATAAGTTGACAACCGTGTTTTTTTCTAAATACCTCACAATAAGGGATCCATGCTAATGTATCACCAAGAGATTTTGACCCAAAAGAAATATAAACTCTTTTGTTTTCCAGATCTAAAACATTTTCATAAATAAGATTGTTGTTTTCTCTAACTTCAGTTTTCCATTTTGTATAATATTCTCGGTTGAGTTTAACCCAACTATTTATTTTAATTTTGTTTTCATAAACCAAAGATTTCTCATCAAATAATTTAATATTAAACTCTCTATCCCCCTGACCCAATATTTCAAAAAACGGGTTCACAACAAAATGTTGTTTAATAACATAATCGTTTTCAATCGGAATATTATTGTATTTTTCAATTTTTAAAACCTCATCATAAAAAGATAAAAGATCTTTTCCAAAATCTTTTTGATTTTCTATTTCATATGTTTTATCACTACTAATGAGTTTTAATAGTTGATTAGAAATGTTTAAATAATCATTAGTTTCTATTGGTGTGATATAGTTATCAAACATTCCCATATAATGTAAAAAGTTTCTTGCAATAATCTTCATACCATAATTGATTGCTTCTCTAATTACCAACGGATTACACTCCCAAACCGAATTAAACATCATAACATCACAAGCAATCATAAATGAATCAACATCATTTCTTTCACCCCAAATTGTGACATTCTTTGGTGGATCATTCATAATCGGTTCCCAATAGGTCTTAAAGTTTTCTGCTTGGTTTCCAATAAAATGAAAATGTAAATCGGGATTACTATTTTCAAGTAATCTTGCAACTTCAATACCTTCTTTTTGATTTTTTCCTTCGGTCCATAACCCAACATTTAAGATGTGGGTTTTAGTTGGGTCTATTTTTAACTTTTCTCTTTCTGTTAATTTTTTAAGTAACGGAACTCTGTGTTCGGTTAAAGGTATATCTAATTCTTCTAAAATGGTTTTTACTTTATTTTCATATGGATATGTATGAAGTTTCTTATATGATTTTTCAGATTTAAATGTTTCAAAATGATATGGGGTCACAAAAGAATATGCATCAGGGTGTAATTTTTTATTTTCAGGGTTATACCAAACATTATGACAGGTTTCAATTATTTTCCAAGACCTTTTGTTATCATAAAGTTGGTTTAATAAGTTTAATGGTATTTTATTAAAACTTTCAAACCCTTCTGATATTTCTTCAACATGAACGATGTCTATTTCATTTTGTTGTATAATTTTAATTAGATCATATTTTTTATCACTTTGAGTTGTTTCTCCTAAGGTATAAAAATGATCCATACCTAATAGAGTTATTATTTGATTTCTTTGAACTACGTATGTATCACTGAATTGTGAGTATTCAACCAAAAAGATCTCTACTTGGTCTTTGAATTTTTGAAGTGATTCAATTCTTTTTAAGACAAATTGGGGCATTCCTCCTGTGGATAAATGTGGTACAAGGTATAATATTTTAATGATATCCATACCATAAAAATAATTTATACATTTTAATTGTGAAGTTCACCTAAAAGTTTTAGAAGTCGTAAATTAAGATATTTATTTAATGGACTTTGTTTATTAAAAATTGTCCTTTTTATTTATGTCTAATATAATTCAAATAACCTCAATATCGGGAACCCCTCCTTATGATATATATGTTTGTGATCAAACAATCACATATTGTTATTTGGTGTCAGGATCTACGTTTATTATACCACCTTTAACTTTTAGTGTTCCACCACCATTAGATACGTCAACACCAATTATATTAAAGATTATTGACTCTTTGGGTTGTGAAAAAATATTTCTTCTTACTTGTGGTGAAATTTATGGAAAATTATTTGAAGGATTTGAGGTGTTCTTGTTTCAAGATGCTGCGATTTATTTGTTTGAAGGTCCTTAACAATTTAAAAATTATGGAAACTAAGACTTGTAGTTGTTGTCAAGAAACAAAAGATATTATTGAATTTGGTTTAAAGGGAACCAATAAGGATGTCCTGCAAAGCAGGTGTAAAATGTGTCGTAAAATAGAGTCAAGACAGTATCTTGAGAAAAATCCAAATGTTAATAAACTTTATTGGGAAAAAAATAAAGAGAGAAGAAGTGAAGAATATAAGAAATGGGTCTCTATGAACGAAAATTACCATAAAGAATGGAGATTAAAAAATTCAGAAAAAGTAAAACAATCTCGTAAATCATATGAGAAAAAAAAT